GTTTTTTTTTATACTACCACCAATATTAGTGGCGAAAATGGATCTATGGCTAATGGTAACCCATATAAGAATTGGATAGTAAATCAAAATAGATATGCTATTAATGTCTATATTGCTAGTATATACCCCGTAAATTACGACATGCTATCTTGGTCCTGCCTCGATAAGAATGGTAATGCTTTTAGTCCTAACTACGATTTACCAAGTAATTCATACTTTACAACAAAAACAACTGGATTGGGTTCCTATACTCTTACAAAAGTTTCAACTCCCTCTGTTAACAATGTTACTCCTATACTCTCCAGTAGGTTTAACCCCACTAAAAAATATCCATTAGATTTGAATTTTTATTGGGCAAGTCAAAAGCCAACTTAATACGGGTATTAAGATAATATCCCAATTATAAAAGCAATTACCCAGAATATAAGAGCCAGTGTATATGCAACAGAATATCTATGCCAGGGATACCAGCAAGTAATATAAGAATCTATTTTTAGTATTTCTGGATGTTCTTCCTCGTATTTTTTATCCTCTTCTCTAGAACTGTATTTATGAAATACATAGAAAGGTAAGAATACGAGGAAGATTATTAGAGCAACTGGGAACAAGAGTAGGAGAAGAATCTCCCACCCTTGCATTGATGACCCAGCATAATTACCATCTCTGTCAAAAAAGTATCTCATAGTAATCTATATTTTAGGTATTTGATTAATAAGTAAATCGGGAATAGAGGTAATACTATCCATACCGATATGAATAGAATAAGAGAGTGTATTTTGTGAGTATAGGGTAAATAATCCAAGCAAGCCCTTACAAAAAATACCGTGAATGGCAAACATACCAAGTAAATTATCGCTAATACCGTAGTCATCATTGTTCTTTGAAGTATTTGTTAATAATCTTGGTAAGCTTCTTATCAAATTCAATCATCATATCGAAAGCTTTCGAATCTTTCATACTTCTCATCTCCTTATCAAGTAATTCTAGGTTTCTCTTAATTGAGAAATAAGCCTTATATGCAAGGAATACTCTTTCATTTTCTTCGGTAAGCGGACGAACTTCTCCCTTTTGCCCATCCAATCTTGGATATGTATCATCAGGGCCCAAGGTTCTTGCAACTTTTACTCGGTTACTGAGCATTGCGAATCCACCTTTTTTATCAATAGATTCCACTGTAACTTTCTCAATGATGGGTCTTCCAGATAAGGTGAAGAGAACCTCATCCCCCTCTTTAAGCTTTTTGATTTCTTTCTTTTCTTTTTTCATATCTTTATTTATTAAGAATTTTTCTTTATGCAAATATACTAAAATTATTTCTTATTTATTGCATTATCAATCATATTTTTAATAAATTCATAGGCATTGCCCCGGTAATCTTCTAGCATTTTGTATTCCTGTGGAGATAGAATTACTCCGTTTACTTTAAAAAGCTTTCTTAGATGTTCTGGTATAGTGCCTTGGTGAGTGATGTTATTATAACGGATAATGAAAAGCTTCTCTCGGTCTTCATCAATAACTCCCAGAGTGTTTACTGGTTGGAGTTTAGTTTGGTAAATACTACCAAAAGCCGAGGGCACCATTAAAATATTTCCGGGAATTTTAGTTACCCAGTGAGAATAATCTGGAGTAATTACCGCAATTTTACCCTCTTTCTCAAGCTCTTTATCATAAGCTAATCGATTAGACCAAAAAGCACATTGAAAACAAATTTGTTTTCTTGCCATAAGTTGAGGGATTTCCCGAGTTTCATCAAATTCCTCTAAATTAAGGGGCTTGCCACATATCTGGCACTCATTTTTCTTGTCCATATTGCATTATTTTATAAGTTATATATGATAATAGAACCTCGAAACATATTGAAAATGGGTTATAAGCAATACTTTTGTTACTAAAATTGAACCATTAAAACTGATAAGTTATGGATAAACTAACAAATGAAATGATTAAAGACCTTGCTATTCGCTTAGGTTTAGAACCTGCCCTATTGAAAGCTGTCCAATTGGTGGAAGCTGCCGGTAGAGACGGGTTTTTAGCTGACGGTAGGCCTCAAATTCTCTTTGAGGGTCACATTATGTACAAAGAAGTACATAAGAAATTCCCTGACAGAGATTTAGCTTACCTTTGTAAGAGATATTCTACGATTTTCTTCCCTAAATGGGATAAATCGAAGTATTTGGGAGGTGTACACGAGTATAAGAGACTCGAATTAGCCAAAGAAATTGATGAGGAATGTGCATTAAAGTCTGCAAGTTGGGGTATGTTCCAAATTATGGGCTTCAATCACCACCTTTGTGGATGTAAAGATGTCTTCGAATTTGTTCACAAGATGTCTGAATCTCATGAGAAACAATTGGAACTCATGTATTATTTCATGAATAACTCGGGTTGTTTGAAAGAACTCAAAGCAAAAGACTGGGCTGGCTTTGCCAAAAAGTATAATGGTCCCGGGTATGCCCAGAATGCCTATGATCAAAAGTTAAGAAATGCTTACGAAAATTTCAAAGATAAGTTATGAAAAGATGTCATTTTAACAGCTGGGTAGCAAAAGTATTCCTTTTCCCCAGTTACAAGGCAATAACCATGTTGTACAACTCCTTTTTCAAGCATAGAGTAGAGGAGTGTAAACCGGATGATATCAACCATGAGAGAATCCATCAGGTACAACAGATTGAGTGTAGTATAGTCGGTTTGATACTTGGTATCATACTCTGGGTATTATTCGATATATCCTTCTGGTGGGTAGTAGTTCTCTGTTTTGGTCTCTTCTACCTTTGGTATATTATCGAATATCTTCTCATTCTGTGTTTTGCCAAATGGGATAAACAGAATGAAAGGTATCATGATGTAAGTTTTGAAGAAGAAGCTCACAATAATGATAAAAATCTGAGTTATTTGGAAGACCGTAAACCATTTGCTTGGATTAAGTACATCGAATTGAGAAGTTACAAGAAATGAAAAAGTTAAGGGTATTGGGAGTGTGCGCTGGACAGGGTGCACTCCTGTTCCCTTTTAGGGAAAATTTGCTAGGGAATATAGAAATAAGAGGAGTATTCCATACTCCGGGTGAAGAACAATGGAAGTTAAATTTTGGTGATATACCCTTCTATAAGGGCTTTTGTTTGCAAGAATTTGATGAGAAAGTAGATATAGTTATATCAAGCCCGGATTGTGGCGCATCCTCAGTAATGAGGTTATCTAAAGTAAAAGAATTAGGCAATCCAAAGGATAATCGTAGTCTCAATCTAGTAATTGCATCAATACTCGAGTATAAACCTAAGATATTTCTTATAGAAAATCTACCAAGACTGCTATCCTTGCTTCCCAAGGATTTTTTTGAGGAAACCTTTAAGGACTATAAACTTATTTTTCACGAAAAGTCCGTTTCTGATTATGGGAATTCTCAAGTATCCAGGAAGCGTTTAGTTATCATGGGAGTACATAAAAAGACCGGTAAGAAATACTTGGAGGCTTTTAATGAAGTATTTCAAGTAAAAAATCCAACAACTACTAGAAATCTACTTAAACCACTCACATTCTCTCAGGAAAATAATACTAACCAAATCCCATTTATGAGTAAGACTCTGGCAATGTATGATTATCGAAAGCTTCCTGAGAAGAAAAATCTCACTGTTGCAAAGATACATCGACTTTGGGTTAGAGATTTCAAAGATGAAAAGAAATGGCCTATCAAAACGGCAAAGATGAGTACTCTCCCGGGAGTATACAGATTAGAGTATGATAAACCTCCCTTAACTCTTAGACCTGCAGATAGGCAATTCAGACCTGATGGGTATCCTTTGGGGATTGAGGATTTTAAGGCAATCATGGGATTCCCAAAGAAATTCAGAATTTACCTTCATGAAAACCAGGGTACCTCTGAAAAGGATTTTAAGGATCACCATTATTGGCTTAACAAGGCAAGGTACACAATTGCCAAGGGATCGGTTTATGAGGTAGGATTATGGTTCAAGGATTGCCTCAAAAAGGTAAATACCAAGAAACACTAAGTTTCAGCTTTATATATAAAGTCTTATATATAAGTTTCTGGGGTGCCTTGAAATATATAGATATATAATATACTACGTATATATATCTATATATTTATCTGCGTATATATAGCTATTCATATATCATATCGTAAGTAGTATATTTGGATATTATCTCACTTCGTTCGATAAAGGTAATCGCTAAGCGATTACCGAATAGATAGTATCATTAAAGCGTACGAACTTCCTAAATTTTTAAACCATGAAGAATTTAAAGAATGCCTTGTTTATTGTACTTCTAGGATTTACTATTTACCTTTGCTTCAGGAATTATAAACTTTCTCGAGAAGTTGATTCCCTGGAACTAGCGGTCAATGAAATCCCAGATACAGTATACAAAGACAAACCTTTCAAACCAGAGAAGAAGTATTCTAAAGAAATTGAACCAGGTAAAATCTTAGTTTACGATAATAGTTACGACAATAGGCAGCCAACTCTCTTTCCTGATTCCATGCTAAGGCAGCCAGCTATCAGTAAACAAGATTCCCTGGTTCAGATTGTTTTGAAGAAAGATAAGTTGAATTTGAGTTTATTCAATCAACAGACTGGAACTTATTCAACTAAGCTGTTCAAAATTGACTTAGATAAATACAACTATAACTGGTATGAAGGTCAATTAACTCGGAAGAAAGTTGCAAGGTTATTACTTAGTCCATACGTTTATGGCAAATATAGACCTTTCAATGATCTCTTCGATATGGGAGCTGGTCTTTCAATCAAGACTAAGAGATTTAATTACAAACTCGGAGTCAATACCTTTTACTATCCGAAGATAAAATCTGGGATAGGTACTGACCTTGAGTTTCAAATAACCTATAACTTTTAGATATGGCAAAGACTATCTCAGAAACTAGAACTACTTTAACTCGAGAAGAGTTATCAAATCTTTCAAGGGTTACAGTAGATGTTTTCTTTTTCAGTCTTTTCTGTTATGTGATACATCCAGTAAGGGGAAAGGTAAGGTTCGAACTTTACCCATTTCAAAAATCGGTTTTGTATAATTTTATTGCTCAACGTTTCAATATCATTTTGAAATTTCGTCAGGCAGGTATTACAGAATTGATTTCTATGTACTGTCTTTGGTTGGCGATGTACCATCCCAACAAAAAGATAAACATTATTTCTATCAAGGATACCACTGCTAAAAAAGTACTTAAGAAGATTAAGTTCATGTACAAAAATCTACCCTGGTACCTTCAAACTCCCATTATAAACGGTAGGGCTGGTGAATACGGATCAGCATCCATGATAGAATTTGATAATGGGTCTTTTATTGAATCAATTCCGACATCATCCGAAGCCGGTCGTTCGGAATCTCTTTCCCTTTTGGTAATTGACGAGGCAGCAGTAGTTAGATGGGCTGCTCAAATTTGGGCTGCTGCTTTTCCTACTCTTTCCACTGGTGGAGCTGCCATCGTCAATTCCACTCCTTATGGAGTTGGTAACTTTTATCATTCAACTTGGGTAGATGCCATTGCTGGAGGTAACCCATTCAATCCCATTCGATTATACTGGCAGATGCACCCGGAACGAGATATAAATTGGTATAACCAAATGTCTTCTGCTTTGGGTGCAAAACGAACAGCACAAGAAATAGACGGTGACTTCTTGTCATCGGGTAATACAGTCTTCGATTTAGCTGATATTAAGGCTATCGAAGACTGCCTTAGTGATTATCCAGTAATAAAGAAAAGATTCAATGGTCAATACAGGCAATTCTGTGAACCAGAATCTGACAAAGAATATTTCATTGGTGCTGACGTTGCAACTGGTAGAGCTTCTGACTATTCCTCATTCACTTGTATGGATAAGCTAGGAGAAGAACAAGCAATATATAAGGGAAGAATGGCAGTAGGGGCTTATGCTAAATTACTTGGAGATACCGGGCAATTGTATAATTGGGCTACTATAGCTCCGGAATCTAATGATGTGGGTTTAGCAGTAACCTCTAAACTTCAAGATGAAGGTTATCCAAAGCTGTACTACTACCAAAAAATGCTTAAGAAAAAGGGAAAGAGTAGACCAGAAATGGACCAATCTCCGGGTTGGTTAACTACACAAAAGAATCGTTCAGTGATAATAGAAAACTTAGAAGAAGATATCAGAAATGATAACGTAATCATAAAGGACCCATTTTTTGTTCAGGAAGCTTATACTTTCATCTATGATGGTTTAGGTAGGCCTGTTGCAATGGGTAAACATAGAGCAAATAATTCTGCTGTTGATGTAGACCTTGAAGGAGACGTATACTCAGATGATGATATATTTGGAAAAGCAATATGCAATCACATAAGGAAAGGAAAAACTAACGTAATCGTACAACCAAGATGAAAAAGTACTTCAATTTTAATTGGGTTTGGGGACGTAAGAAGGACCCTCCCAAAGATGGTACCTCCTCTAATAAAGAGCAAAAGCCTACCACTCCAATATCACCTGGTAGAGTTTCAGTTGACGATGATAGCAATAACTTAATCACATCATTACAGGGGTTGACTAAATTAGTCGAGCCCTCTTTTCGTGTTGATGTAATACCTTTAATCCGAGATTTATATAAAGTAAATCCGGATATGGGCATTGCATTGCAAGATATGTTTAAGTTAGCTAACACCAGTCATACAGTAACCTTTCCAAACAATATCGATGAAGAGGCTTCTAAGATGAGAGACCATCTTAAAAAAGCAACCAAAGGATGGACCAGATATACTGCCGGTATAGATGGTTTAGTTAACAAAATGATTGTTCAACTTCTTGTAAGTGGAGCAATATCTGTAGAGGGAGTTCCCAATGATAAACTAGATGGTTTGGCTACGGTATTATTCCTTAAACCAGAATATATCAAGTTTAAACGTGAATTAAATGGGGTGTATCATCCTTATCAAAAGAATCATAATTACTGGAACAAGCAACAAGATTACATTAAGCTTAACCCAGAAACTTATTTCTATGTTGGTATGTTCAATGATACAGATGAACCCTATGGAGTTCCTCCCTTTATGCCTGCCTTAGATTCTCTCAAGGGTCAAAATGATATGAAGATTAATTTCAAACATATCATGGAGATTTGTGGTATGGTGGGTTTTCTTGAAGCTAAAATGCAGAAATCCCCTCAAAGGGCTAACGAAAGTATAAATGCCTATGAATCTAGACTAAACCGAGAGCTCGATCTTTTAAAACGTAATGTTAAGGATGGCATGAAGGATGGGGTTGTTGCGGGTTATATTGATGACCACGAATTTAAACTCAACTCTACTACCAAAGAACTTGGTAATATCGAAAAGCCTTGGAATATGAATCAACAATCCGTGGCTAATGGTTTGGGAGTTAATGGCTCTATCATTGGAGTATCTGCTACTACTGGTGAAGGGGCAACGGGTATAATGCTGTCTAAGATGATTAGCCAGTTAAAAAATATCCAAATGCTCGTAGCTTATGTATTAGATCGACTTTATTCTCTAGAACTGCGTCTGGCAGGCTTTAATAATAAGGGAATGAAGATTGATTGGGGAACTTCTACAGTTTCTGATGAAGTTAAAATCCAACAGGGTCTTCAGTATAAGATACAGAATCTTGACTTATTGTATAAGGCTGGTATTATTAGCCAAGAACAGTATGCTTGGGCAATGGGGTATGATTCCCCGGATGAGAAAGAACCAAGAGTTTCATTGGAAGATCAATTTGCTAAAGGTGGTAATTCAGATCCTCAAGAGGGAACTAAAAAGAAACAAAGGCAGGATGATAAAAATCAATCTGCTCGTAGGTCAAGAGATAAGAATAACCCGGCTCCTTCTCGAGGAGACCAAAATACTAAACCAATATGAGTAAATTTACAAAGAAAAACAAAGAGCATCTTGATTCTATGGTGATAGGTCAAGGCCATACCATTATGGCTGGTTATATACCAGAAGCAGTGGGAGCCCAGACTTTCTCAAAGAATTACTATAAATGGAAGAATCCTACACCGGACTCCATTGCTCAATTTGGATTTTGGGGAGGGGATATAGATTATAATACCTATTATCCTAACCTGGATAAATCGGAATTAACTCCTAAGGATGAAGAGTTCATTGAACCTATGTTCAGATTACTTTCGGAAACGATTGTATCTAAGAATTGGAATCCTACAGACTTTGGTCAAAATGGAGTATTGAAAGCTTCTATGAAAATGTTACTTGGTCAAACAGTAAACTGTGACCATGAAACTAACATAGGTAATGCTATTGGTGCTGTATCTCAGGTAATGTGGCAAGAGTCTTACAAAGATGGAAGTTTCACTATACCTGCAGGTATCAACGGTATTCTGAAAATTGATGGTAAAGCCAATCCAAGGATTGCTAGAGGTATACTTATGGAACCACCCTCAATTCACAGTAACTCTGTCACAGTACAATTCAAGTGGGATAAATCACATCCTCAAATGGGGGATAACGAATTCTATCAGAAACTCGGTACCTATGATTCTAAGGGAGTGATGGTACGTAGAATAGTTACTGAGATAGTTCGTTACCTGGAGACTTCATTGGTATCTCATGGAGCTGATTCTTTTGCTCAAAAAATCGGTTCTGATGGTAAGATTATTAATCCTACCTTTGCTAAAAGAACTTGGGCATCTTATGAAGAATACAGAGACGATAAATCGAAGCAATACTTCTTTACCGATTATAAATCTGACCTAACTTCTTATCAAGAAAAGGACGATACTCAAGGTTCTTTTAATGATAATGATGCCAAGGATAATCAATCAAACGAAAAAAATAGTATGAACGAATTACAAAAATTTCTAGAGAGCCTCTTCGGGGATAATCTGCTTACCCTTGAGGAAGGTAAAGAAATGAATCAGGAAACAGTAGTTGCCTGCATTCAAAGTTTGGTATCATCCAGAAATGAACTGCAAACTTCAGTAGATAACCTTACTACAGAGAAAAATTCTCTTACGGAACAGGTTACTAACCTGAATGCAGAAGTGGCTAATCTGAAAGAGATGGCAACTGTAGGAAAGAATCACATTGCTTCTCTTCGTGAAGATGCAGTAGCAACCTACAAAAAATTGATGGGTGATAATGCCGATGAAACCATTGTTACAATGCTTAATGCAGAAACAACTGGTATTACTACTCTTGTTTCCTTGACTAAGGATTACCAAGCTCGCTTGGAAGAGAAGTTCCCTCTCACCTGCTCTAAGTGTGGTTCTAAGGATGTTAACCGTGCTTCTTCAGTTACTGAAGATGATACTCAAGGTAAAAAAACTACCGACGGTGCAGACACAACCAAGAATTCTGAATTACCGAGTACTAAGAATGTGATCGATAATTTGTATCGAAACAAAATTAAATAAGTTATTATATAAATATCCGCATTATGGAAACAACGAAAATCGTAAACGATCCTCAGCAACTTACTCTCTTTGGGGAAAGAACTCCGAGAGCGGTGATTTACAAGAGTGAATCCCACAAATTGCATCAGGCTTTCAATGTTAAAGCTGGAGAGAAAATTGTACAAGGTATGCCGGTAGCTTTAAATGAAGACGGTTTGATCTACCCTTGTACTGACCCGTCTACTCAAGTTTACTTGGGTGTGGCAGTAACGGATAACGTTAACCCGGCTTATCAGCCTCAAAGAAACTTCCCAGTAGAAGTAACCGTGGCTGTAGAAGGTTATATGATTTGTAACTGGGTATCAAACGAAACTATCGAAGCTGGCTATGTAACTCCCGATGGAGCATTGCTTAACGACCGTTTCGTTAAGGCTAATCAAGGTATTTCAACTCCGTTCATTGCCCTCAATCCTGCAGAAGAGGCAAATGAGGTAATCCAAGTACTCATTAAATAAGAGAAAAGAAAGTTATGGAAAATAAGATTGATATTACAAAAATGAAGGCTCAGGACTTTATGAATGAGCTGCCGGAAATGGTAAGAAGCTTGGAAGCTGTTCGTTCCGGTTCACAGGATAAGAAGCCTGTAGAAGTAACCTTTGAAGAATTGGTTACGGGTAAATGGGGAATTTCACAGGATGAACTCTTCGAAAAGGTGGGCATCAATCCAAAGGTTGATACCATGCAGAACATCTTTACTATGCCTCAGCAGAATATCCGTTGGATTGTTCCGGAGATTATCCGTGCTGCTATCACTCTTGGTATGCGTCAAGCACCGTTCTATCCGAACATCATCGCTTCAGACCAATCCATTAACGGATTGCAAGCAATTATGCCGATGGTTAATATGTCGGATGCTGCTCCTGCAAAGGTTAACGAAGCAGAAACTATTCCATTGGGTGATGTTAGCTTCGGACAAAAATCAGTTAGCCTCTTCAAAATCGGAAAGGGTTTCAAACTTACTGATGAAGTTCGTAACTATGTTTCACTCGATGTCTTGGGGATCTATCTTCGTGACTTTGGTGTTCAGTTGGGTTATGCTTTGGATACTTTGGCTATGGACGTGGCTATCAATGGTAACAACCCTGATGGCTCTGAGTCTGCCCCGGTAATTGGTGTATACGAAACAACCAACGGTATCACTTACAAAGACCTTCTGCATATCTGGGTACGTGCTGCTCGTATGGGACGTAACTTCCAGACAATGATTGGTGGTGAAGACCAAGCAATCGAAATGTTGAACTTGCCGGAATTTAAAGACCGTCACTCTGGTACAACTGAAGCTACACTGAATGTGAAGTCTCCGGTTCCCAAGAATGCCGACTTCTACATCCACCCGGGTACTCCAGACCAACAGCTGTTGCTGATTGATACATCGGCTGCCTTGATTAAGCTTACCGCTCGTCAATTGATGTTGGAATCTGAAAGAATCGTTTCTAACCAAACCGAGGCTGTTTATGCAAGCTTAACTACTGGCTTCTCCAAGATGTACCAAGATGCTGCTCTGTTGCTGGCTGCAGATAAGAAGTTCTCCGAATCCGGATTCCCAGAATTCATGAACGTAGATCCTTACCTGATGGTTAATCTTGAATAAGAACGTCCGGTTTCATCTATATAAATTCCCAGAGAGGGTGGGTAACTAAAAAGACCCATCCCCTCTTTAATCACCTTTTATTTTAATTTTAGGAAATATGGCTAAAGATAAATATACATTAACTGTGGGACCAAGAGCTTACAGTTTTCATGACCAATCAACTGGTATTACCATTTGTAGAGGAGAAGAAAAAGAACTCACTCGTCGTCAATGGAGATCACCGAAAATCCAAAAGGCTATCGCTGCAGGTCATCTGATTATCGTTGCCGACAAAACCGATATCGAAAAGTATTCGGAAGCCGACATCGAAAAGATGGACAAGAGATTGACTGCTCAGTTCAAAAAGGGCATGACTTTGGAAAAAATTGCAAAGGCTTACTCTCTTGAGGAACTGAAGTTGGTTGCAAAACTCCACGAAATCGAAGCAGAACCGAACGATACAGTAGAGACTCTGTTGCAGGCTTTGCTGGAAGATTTTGAATCCTCTTCTAAAGGGTAGTCTATGAAAATTACATAAGACAGACTAATATGAAAGACAATCTAGACTTTTTGTACGTTACGTCAGGTCTGGAAGTTTCATTCAGAGTCATATCCAAAGTCCCGGCCAAATCTATTTTTGACTGGGACTTTGGCGATGATAAGGGAGAGGTTTTCAATGGTGGAAGACATGTTTCCTATTCTTATGAAACTCCCGGTTTTTATACAGTTACCTTACACGTAACTAACTCTGCCGGTTTAGACCTTACCGTAGATAAGACTCTGGTAGTTTGTGATTATGGTCATACGGCATTAGCCGATACAATATATAACTTAATCGATTACTACATACCTTCAGAAATATCCGATGGTATGACCAGGGAAGAGAAATCTATATACATCACTAAATGGCAATATTATATTGGGCCACTAGTAAACCATGCAATAGCACCAGATAAATATACTGATGAATTATGGTATGAAGCACTAGAAAACCAATTAATAATGGAATTGGCAGCATGGGACTTTCTTAATGTGAAGATACTTAATCTATTGACAAGTACTTCCGAATATCTAAGTCAAATTACATCTACCAAAGAGCAAACCGGTGATGGTACTTCTAAACCTGAACTTGCCCGAGGTGATAGGATTAAACAAATCACTACTGGGCCTACTGAAGTTCAATATTACGACACCTTGGCAGAAGCTGCAAGCTCATTATGGAAAACACTTTCTCAAGCAATGCAACCGGGTGGCTTAATAGATGAATTAAGAAAGAACCTTTGTATGTTAGCTTCAAGATTGGAAATATATCTGCCATTCTGTGATGCTGTATCACGAACAGTAGTTCCTCGAGTAGTTAACCGAAGGCAACCAGGTGTATTGGATGGACCTAATCCAAGTACTCCTGTGAAAGGTGGTAATAAATCAATCCTTACCGAGTTATGACAAAAGAACCCTGGAGAATGGTAAAGAACCGCTCTTGGGATAGATACAAGAAGATTATCACTGACTTCTTAGATTGGGATGCTGGTAGACAAACCATCACTTGGGCAAAAAACGTTAACCAACTTCTCAGCCATGCTGAGGATAGTATACCTAAATATTATAACATCCAAATCGAAGCATTATGTTACTACAATGCTTTCAGAAACTGGCCTATCAATAAGGCAACTATCACTGGAGAATTGGATGATGAAAACTTATCAATACTAATTTCTAAATCTTATATAGAACAAATCGGTTATCTTACACCGGAGGGTTATTGGGATTTTAATTGGGAACAGGATAGGTTTGTAATCAACGGTATAGTTTATAAGCCATCAGGTGATACTCAAACGGCTCAAGCTAAGGATGAGGCTTTGGTTTTCATGGTTATCCTAAAGAGAGACCGAGATACAAAAGTAGAATTTGTAGAATAAAAAATAAAGTATATGGCAAAGATGTTAGTACTGAGGTGGACACCAATTACTACCAACAACGGAATTTGGTTTGATAGTAACTTGGTTATCCTTAACGGTACCTCTGGAGTTCATATTGAAATGAAAGGTAATGGCAATGATGTAACGGCATTTCAATCGATGACCGGAAACAAATTTGTCACCTGCTTTCAAGATTACTTCGGGGATATTTGGGATAAGATCATACCTCATCCTGGTATTGGCCAGGTAATTAAGTTCCGGGTAAATAGGCTTCCTGATTATGCTTGCATACGGGGAGATATTGAGGACGGTGGAGATGTAGACCCAGAAAACCCAGATGTACCAAAGAATGCTTTCTGCGGTTCAGAAGGAGAACCTTTCAGAGATATAGACTCTGAATTCCTACTGGGTCGTCAACGTGCAGTAATTAATCCTTAAATTTTTAAAAATATGTATGTAAGTAAGTATTATACCTGCGAAGAAATTGACCAGCGGTTGTTACAGGGTTACTACGATGACTTTGTTCGTGCTGGCTTTGCCGGAACTATTAATGAGTTCTGGGCCTTCGTACTTTCTATCAAGAATAAGGTAGATAAGAGAGAAGGTTATGACTTATCCGAGAATGACTTTACAGACGAGCTTAAGGCTAAACTGGATGGCATCGAGGAGAAAGCCAATTACATCACTAAAGTTTCAGAGCTTGAAAATGACCTCAAGTTCCAAACTGAAGAGGATGTTAAGAAGGCAATCAGTGACCTGGTTGATGGTGCTGATGATGCACTTGATACTCTTAAGGAGTTGGCAGAAGCATTGGGTAATGACCCCAACTTCGCAACTACTATCACTAATAAACTTACCGAGCTTCGTACTTCTCTTAGTGAAGAGATTAATCGTGCTAAGGAAGCAGAAGCTGCATTGGGTGCTGCTATTGCTGCGGTAGATGACAACTTGAAATATGCTGCTGAACAGTTAATCAATAAGATTGATACGGTTAAGGCAGATTTGAAAGCTGACATTGCCCGGGTAGAAGCTAAGGCAGATAAGAATGCCGAAGATATCAAGGACCTCAATGATAAGGTAAACGATAAGAGCGATGAGATTAAGGATGAACTTAAGAGCCTCATCCAACAAGAAAAGGACGAACGTATCGCTGCCGATAACGAAATCAAAGAAAGTGTAAATGAGCTCAAAACTCTTCATATCAACGACAAGGCTGCCCTTGAAGCTAAGATTGCTGAAGAAGTATCTAATCGTACGAATGCAGATACTATTCTGGATTCGAAGATTAATGAGGAAATCACTAATCGCCAGTCAGATACTCAAGCATTGCAGAGTAAGATTGACCAGGAAGCAGTAGACCGTCATTCTGAGGACCAGGTTCTCCACAACGAAATCTCTAAAGAGGTAGCTGACCGTACCAATGCAGATAATGCTTTGCAAGGTAAGATTGACCAAGAGGCTCAAGCTCGTACCTCTGCAGACCAGGTACTTCAGAATAATATTGATTCCGAAGCTACTGCTCGTGCTGCTCAGGATTTGGTTTTGGACCATAAGATTGAGGATGTAAAACTCCAAGGTCAAGCAGATAAAGCTCAATTGTTGGAAGCTATTGCTACTGAAACTCAGGCTCGTAAAGATGCAGATACGGTTCTTGATAATAAGAAGGTAGATAAACGTGAAGGTTATTCATTGACTAAGAATGACTTTACGGATATTCTCAAAGCTAAGCTTGACGGTATCGAAGAGAAAGCCAATTACATTACCAAGCTCTCTGAGTTGGTTAATGATATGGACTTCCAAAATGAAGAGCAAGTTAACGCTGCTATTCAGAAAATCGTAGGCTCTGCTCCTGAGGTACTTGATACCTTGAAGGAAATTGCTGATGCCCTTGGTAATGACCCCAATTTTGCTACAACTATCACTAAGAAGTTAGCTGCCTTAACTGAGGAGATTAACCAAGAGAAGGAAGATCGTATTGCTGGTGATGCTGCAAACAGTGCAGAAGTAGCTACCGAAAAAGCAGACCGTATTGCTGCAGATACTGCTCTTGAAACTAAACTGAAAGAATACATCGACAATAAATCCACTGCAAGTGATACTGCTCTTAATGTGGTTAAGGATAACTTGAACAAAGAAATCCAAGACCGTAAAGATGCAGATACTGCAATCCAGGCAAGTTTGGATAAGGAAATTGCCGACAGAAAGACTGCTGATGATGCTTATACCGTAAGTCTGAATAACGTAAACAAACGTGTTTCAGAATTGGCTTTGAGCATTCAGGATTCTATTAACACTCTTCGTAATGAACTTACGGAACAGGTTAATGCGAATACTACTGCCATCGCTACTAATCAGCACGATATAGAAAGAAACTCAGAAGCTATCACTAACTTAACTAAGACTGTAGGTGATAACTACAAGGAAGTTAAGGATATGATTAACGAGGAAATCGTTGACCGTACCAATGCAGACAGTGGCTTGAGTTCTCGTATCGATAATGTAAATATTGACCTCAATACCGAACGTGTCGAAAGAACCGCAGCAGACCAAGTTCTTCAGGTAAATCTTGACAAAGAAGTAGCAGACCGTACTGCTGCAGATAAAGCCTTGTCTACAGAATTCACGGCTAAGTTGGATAACACCAAGCAAGCTTTGGAATCAGAGGTAGGTAAATTGAATACCAAGATTGACCAAGAGAAAACGGACAGAGCTGCGGCTGATACTGCATTGGGAGCTCGTATTGATACTCTAGAAGCAGGTAATACGACTGCTATGAATGACCTCAAAGAGCAGGTTAAGAATAATACCACTGCAATCAATACAGAGAAAGACCGGGCAATGGCCAAGGAAACTTCTCTTGAGGCAAAGATTGATACTAATCTTCAGAACCATAAGGATGACATGGCTGCTATCAACCAAGATATCCTTACTGAGAAAAATGATCGTCTGGCAGGTGATACTCTGTTACAGACTAATATCGATAAGGAAGCTACAGAACGTGCTAACCAAGATACCCTTATTAATAATGCTATTGCTCAGGAAAAGGCAGACCGTACTGCTGCAGACCAGGCAATGGATAATAAGAAGGTAGACAAGGTAGATGGTAAAGGTCTTTCGGCAAATGATTTTACTGACCTTCTGTATGCTAAACTTGATGGCATTGAGGAGCATGCTAACTACATCACAAAGGTATCAGAATTGCTCAACGACTCGGATTTCCAGAATGCCGAACAAGTAGAAGAGGCAATTCAAAAGATTATTGGTTCTGCACCTGAAGTACTTGATACTCTAGCAGAGATTGCTAAGGCATTAGGCGATGACCCCAACTTCGCTGCAACTATGACTGCTAAGCTTACCGAATTGGAGAATAAGCTTACTGCCGAAAAGAATTTGCGTGAACAGGGGGATGATAACCTACAGCAGTCTTTCACTAATTTGAGTACTACTCTTACCACAACGGTAAATGATTTGAGGACTTTCGTTAGTGAAACTCGTACAGAGTTATTAACTTCTCTGAATGCTACCAATGCTTTGGTAAACCAGAACTCGGCAAATATCCAACGTAACTTGGAATTAATCCAGGGTATTCAAGATAACATTAATGGTAATTACACGGCCATCAAGGATTTGTTGGAAAGTGAAATTGCTGCTCGTAAATCTGAAGATATCCGATTGGAGGCAAAGATTGACCAGAATACCTCTGATCTCAACACGGAAAGAGAAGAAAGAATTGCTGCTGATAAAGTTCTTCAAGATAATATCGATGCAGAGGAAGCTGCTCGTATCGCAGAAGATAAGAAAATCAATGCTCGTATTGATAAAGAAATCCAAGATAGGACTGATGCAGATACTGCTCTGGATAACAAGTTCACGTCAATTACCAATGACCATGAGGAAAGACTGGTAGCTGAAGAAGGTACCTCTGATGCTTTGCCTGATACTATGGTTACGGATGTAAGTGCCATAACTCGTAATGATACTCAACTTATATTTAAAGTAAAAACTTCTACTAAGGACCAGGAAAATAACCAGTACGGTGATGAGGTAGAGGCAACCAAAAACCTTTTACCCGTTACCCAAACTCTTGCAGGAGTTATGTCTGCAGCAGACAAGGTTAAGCTTGATGGCTTAGACCCCAATGCTATTACAGAAATCTCAGCAGCATCCGATGCCGATAAGGTTACAGTAACCATAACTAAGGACAATGGGTTGAATGATGACACTACTGAAACTTTCGATTTACCGGTAGTATCGGCAGATAAGGCTGGTACTATGACTGCGAAAGATAAGGTAGAATTGGACAGAATCAATACCGCTAACTTTGCTTTGGGTGCCGTTACTCCTAACGAAACCACAGTGGGAATTGCTGCTACTAAGACTAATGTTGAAGATGGTACTACAGTTCAGAACCCAATTACTTTGCCTTCATCAACTCCCGAAAAGGCTGGTGTACAATCAGCTGCCGATAAGAAGTTGTTCGATTCTCTTCCTCCAAAGTTTGTAAGTTATCATCGCAATTCAGTACCCTATGCGGAACATGTAGACCTTGTTTCTCAACCTTCAGTAAAGAATGAAGAGACGGGTATTTATGAAATGAAGGGGACAGATAATATTTCCATACCTAAGGCAACTAAGGAAAAGGCCGGTGTAATGACCGCTGCTGATAAGGTAAATCTTGATGAGACCTTACCAGATGCTATTGCTCAAGAGGTTCAAGACCGCAAGGATGCAATCGAGGCTTTAGGTAATGAATCTACAGCTGCCCTGAACAAAGAAATCCAAGACCGTAAAGATGCAGATACTGCTCTTGATACCAAGTTCACTAAAGCAGTAGCTGATGAAGCAAAAGCTCGTACAGATGCCGACACTGCATTGGGTGCAAGAATCGATAAAGAGATTTCTGATAGAACAGCAGCAGATACTGCACTTGATAATAAGTTGCAGGCAAATATTGATGCTCTAGAAGCTAAACATGATGCCTTTGTTGCTACGAAAGGTAAAGCTAATGGATTTGCTTCTCTCGATGCAAATGGTACAGTACCGGCTAACCAATTACCTTCATATGTAGATGACATCATCGATGTATATGCTACCTATGATAAATCCGCTACTGGTGAACTTACGAATATCAAATTGTATTCAGATGCAGCTCATCAAAATGCCATCACTGGAGAAGCTGGTAAGATTTATATCAATATCACCAATGGTGAACCTCCTTACCAATTCCGTTGGACAGGTACTATCTTTGCAAGAGCAGATGCTCAGGTACTTATTCTTGGGCAAATTACTGGTACTGCTTTTGATGGTGGTAGAGGTAAAGAATTAGAAGACCAGATTGCTTCTTTGAAGACTAATGGTGCATCCCATTTTTATAACAACACTTACCAAGCAAGTACTGTACGATTGAATTTCAAATGTTGGTTTGGCAACGGTAATGTTCAAGATCATTATTCTCAGATTACTGCTGCTACAGCATCCCAGGCTGGAGTTATGTCTGCTACCGATAAAGTTAAGCTTGACACTACTTTACCTAATCAGATAACTACAGAAACTACAAATCGTACCAATGCAGATAATGCTCTTCTTGCTAAGATTAATAGTTTGCCTGACCATATCTTGGGTAGAGATTTGGAGAACTCGGGTAACCTAATTAATCTGATTACTTCTGCTACTAAGTTGTCTATAGCTTACTGGTGGGCAGAAAGAAAAGAGGATGGTAGTTTTGCAGTAAACGAATCTAGATATGCTTTCGATATCCCGGCAGCTACACAAACCGTAGCTGGTGTAATGACTGCTGCCGATAAGAAGAATCTGGATAATACAGTAACCGGGTTGGCAAACGAAATTACCAACAGAGCTAATGCCATCAATTCTCTTAGAACAGAATTGAAGACTTACATCGATGAAGCGGTAGGTAATACCGATACCAATTTAACGGCATTGGAAACTAAGGTAAATCAGCATATTGCCAATAAGAGTAATCCTCATGCAGTAACCAAGACTCAGGTAGGTTTAGGTAATGTTAACAATACATCGGATGCTGATAAACCAGTATCTACTGCTCAAGCTACGGCTATTGCTAATGCTAAGGCTGCAGGTACTGCTGCTCAAACTTCTATCGATAACCATGCAGGTAGAAAGGATAATCCCCATTCAGTAACAAGAACCCAGTTAGGATTGGCAACTACCGACAATGTAGTATTTGCTAAGACTACTGCTCCTTCTGGTTTCTGGAAAGAGTCTTCGGATGTTCGACTCAAATCTAATATTAAGGATTTGAATCATACTCTGGAACAGATTTGCCAGATACCAACTAAGTCATTCGAAATGCTTGGTAAAGAGGACGAGGGAACTATTGCTCAGAATCTTGAGGGATTGGGATTTGGTAAATATGTAGAGGAAGTTCCAGTAGAGAAATCTACAGTACCTAATCCAGAGGAATTCGAAACTTTGGAAATCAATGGGGAAGAATATGTACTCGTAAAACAAGTTAAATATCACAAGATGTCAACTTTGGCAATCGAGGGTGTTAAACTTCTCTACGATGAGATTAAGGCTTTGAAGGCTGAGATTCAAGAACTTAAAAATAAATAATCATGGGAGAGATAGCAACCTGGAGTGCTGTCAAAACTAAAGTAGGCCTTGGTAAGACAGGAAATGACTGCCCTACCAAGGCTGAATTGTTAGCACTCTCCTCGACAGGAACAGGGGAGAATTATGTGGGGTTGGAACTATCCAATGCCAGTTCCTATGGGAATAATGAATGTGTCAAACTCGAAGATATTCATAAGGTAACCTATAAGTATACATTTACTTCTAGATACAGTAGTATAAGCTTTGATGCTTTGGGTAACCCCAGCTCTTCTAATCAGGGTTTTGGTTTTATTTCTACGAAACAGAAATATTGGGATGGAGTAGCTAATGGAGCTGAAGTTACTGTAAATTATATTATTAGTAATACACCTACATGGGTAACTAATCACGGTAATCAAGTACCTCCTTGGACTGCTTCAGAGAATCTGGGATTAACCTCTCGGTCAGATTCCAATACTCTTGTTACACAGAACGAATCTGGTAAAACTTTTAAAGTAACCTTTACTCAAGCTGCTGCATCTCAATCTTGGAGTTATGGGTTTAGTGTAAATCCAACTTCTATGTCATTTGGGGCTACAGGAGGTACTAAAACCTTTACGGTAACTTCATACAAGCAAGAATTAAGAAATGACCATAACTATGGTAACCAAATTTCTTTAACTTATACTAGAGCTAATGGAGGAAGTATATCCGGTACCGGTACTTCAGTAACTATGGGTAATAATACTTCTACCAGTACTCGTAGTGGTACCGTAACTTTAACCCAAGCAGAAACTAATAAGAAAGTAACCATATCTTGTTCTCAATCTGCAGGTTATAAGACTTATAGTGAGATTACAGCAAGTGGAGGTGCAGTAACAGATATCCCTGCAAGTGGAGGTACTAGAAGTTCATTCTCTACTATGCCCTCATATTCTCAAACTTGGGGATGGAATGGTTCTACAACTGGAGGTGGTACGATTACAAGTGGTGCTAGCATTAGTTATGGTACTGCAGTTAGTGCAGGTTCTTTGGGAACTACGGTTAAATCTAGAACCCGGGTAGGAACCCTTACTGGTACCTTATCACTAAATGGTAAAACCAAATCTGTAAGTGTACCAGTATACCAGGCAGCAAACGAATTTACTGGGTATACCTATGGTTCTTGGAGTGTAAGCTTAATGGCAAGTTCTTATACCATCAGTAATACTGGAGGTAGTGTAACTTTGTACCCCAGTGCAAGTAGACCCAGGTATGCTAACTATACCTCAGGTTCAAATACAAGGGATGGCTCTGATAGTGCTACTCCAAGTTTAAGTACCAATGGTACCTCAGGATTTAGTCTATCAGGTACTACACTTAGGGCTTCTGAGAATACCAGTACAAGTAGTAGGTCTATTAGAGTCTTTGCTAACTATGATGGGGCTTCTGATTATGTAGATATTACTCAGGGTGGTGCTAGTGTAAGTTATAATTACTACTTTTATTGGAATGGTGCTGGTGCAAGTGAATCCATTCACCATGCTGCTTCAGGGGATACTTTATCTAAGACTTTTATATCCTATAAGAAAAAAGTAATTAATGGTTCCGAAACTTCAGATACTTATGATGTAGGTGTAAATTTGTCTGGTACTCCCTCTTGGTCTTCCGTTACAGTTAGTGGTAAGACGGTATCAAGTAAAGCTTCAGAGAATATCGAAGAATCATCAAGATCTGCTACGGTTACAGTTACTCAAAGGGAATCAGGTAAAAAACTTACACTTGATATCACTCAGAATGCTGCAACAATTATTTATGAATACGTATTTAATTTGGTGTAATAAAAATACAACACCATTCTGTATTTAATGTATAATTAATCTAAGTATTAATCTTTAAAACCTTACAATTATGGAAGTAGAAGTAAAAGGTGCCGGCGATGGCGTTGTAATCGCGGAAAGAGGTCTCTGCGATTTGGGCTACAAAACGAATTCGGATATCCGTGATTCCCGTGACCAGATGGGAGCAGGATTCAACCGGGTTATGGACCGTCTTTGCCAGATGGAACATGAACAACAGAATTGCTGCTGCGAAACTAAAGGTTTGATTAAAGAAGTGAAGTCCGAATTGGCTCTTCAACTTGAACGTTGCTGCTGTGACCTCAAGAATGGACAACAGGAAATCAAATGTCTCATTGAGAACACTGCAAAGGACCAGGAGATTGCCCGTTTGAACCGAGTGGTAGATGCCCAGAGAGACCAGAACATTATCAACCAAGTGATTGCAGCTCTGAAGACTACTGGAGGTACTACAACGGCATAACCAATTGTCATACCAGGATGATTAGAAAGGAGTACATCTATCAGGGGTGTACTCCTTTTTTCGTTTTAACCACTTGAACTAAGGAATTATGGAAAAAGAACAACTCACCGAATTTAAGATACAGTTAGCTCTACCGGCTCCCAATATAGAGATTGCACAAGAAGTAGCAAACAAAGCTCAGGTACTCATCGATCAATTTGGATACTATCAATTCTTAAACCTGGTAGACTTCATGCAAAAGAATCCGGGTGCAGTTTCATTTGGTTTAAATTTAATAAATAGAAAATGATTATGGACGAAAGAACATTGATTTTCCAAAAGTTACAAAAGGGTGAAGTAATCTTCTCCTTAGAAAGAGACCGACGTGCTCTCTATCCTATCTTCGACCAGGCAAGGATTTTGAAGGTAGGTGAAAGTAAACCCATGGCATCCATGGTTAAGGATGGGTTTGTAAATAGCCTTGAACTTGTGATACAAGATTCAGTATCACAAATCACAATCTATTTGCCATCTCAGGCAGAGGAAGGTATTTACAATGGTATTTATTATACCACTAACCTGGATAACATTGTCAGTGAAGTTTCTAATCAGAGACAGAATGCCGTGAATATCCTCAATAACCGAGAAAGGTATGAGGCAATTGTATCAGAATGTGATAAAATCTTAGGCTCTATCAATTACAAAGAACCCGGTAAACCAGCTCCTGAGTTCGAAGAATTTAAAGCCTATATGGGTAATGTGGATGTCAGATTGAATAGGTCAGAAGCACTCCTGAAGAAAATTGCTGAAGAGCTGGGATTATTTAAAGACAAGTAACATGCCAAGTAAGTCGGTTAATATTAATCTATCGACCCCAATTGGTTCACTAGAAATATACGTAGATAAACGAGAACAAGCTCGTGCAGAAAGGTTGATTGCTCAAACCCCAAGTATCTTAACAAAAGGCTATGCGAAAGGTACAGAGAAGTTTGGCAATCAACTTCTTCGTATAGTAAGGCGTAGTTTAAATACGGGTATGCCTCCAAAGGGTTCTGGAGTATCTTGGCCACCCCATTCTCCGGGTACCATTAAGAAGTATGGAGAACATACCATGCTAAACCTTACTGGTCAATATGCAAAGTCCGTTACCATAGTAAAAGGTAAGAAGAGGACTTTTGTAGGATTACCAATTGGAATCAGGAAGATTACCTACACAGGTAAGACTTCTAGAAAAACTTTGAATCAGATTGCTATCATGCTCGAGTATGGTAGTAGAGATGGTAACTTACCACCTCGTCCTCTCTGGGGTCCTGCATTTAAGGCTGCAGGTGGAAAGGCGGCCTTACAAAAGGAAATACGAAATGAAATCAGAAAAGAAATAAGGAGGGTAAAATAATGGCAGCAGATTTTGAAATATCCGCATTATCCGGAACAGGTACTGCCACTATTCGTGTAAAACCGAAGGCAATAAATGAAGACCGAGATAATATCAAAGAACAGATTCTCAAGGTAGTAGTACAGGGCGTAGAAAGAGAAGTAACCTTGGTTCAGAAAGCCAATACTACTCCTGCAGAATCCTGGAATACTTATTGGAGTATTTCTCCAGACGTAACTACTCATACCTTTGATGGTACTAAAAAAGGTGAGACTTTAGAGATAGAAGTATATAGCTATCAACAAAAGTTCCTCAACAATGTACCCCAGGATGAATATCGGGCAGTAGATTGGAAAATCGAAACTACGGTAGATTGGTTAGAGGTAACTCAAGAAGTAGGGGAAGGTAATAACCCAGGAAAAGCTATTATCAAAACTCTATCAAGAAATAGTGAGTATCAGTCAGGTACTTATGACCCTATCGAAAGAACCGGAGTAGTTAAGCTAATTCAAAGCGAAAAATTTGAGAAAGCCCTTAATATAACCCAATCTCCAAGTGTTAAAGTAGTTACTTATGAAATTAGGCCAGTGGCAGGATTGGGTCACTCTGCAGCAAATAATCCTGCTGTGAAGACTGCTACCTTTAGAGGTTACATAGTGTACACTATAAATGGGGAAGAGGTAGCTACGTTTATTAGGCCCTTCAGAGTACCCAAGATTGGGGAAACAGTTAATGGTAATATCCCAATTTCAAGTGGAGAACCCATTCCTTGGAAACTATGGTTTACGAATTATCCTGCAGCAGCAACTACCAGTGTTGATGAATTAACCTGTACTGTTCATTATGACTGTAGGTTTTTTGGAGTTTTATACACTCTAGTAGTCGATGCTCAAATACAAGTAGGGGATGGCCAAGTAAATTGGGCAAATGCAGATGAAGGACTTAGAGTTATCCCTGACCAAGTTTAATTATGGTAAATTCAGAAGAAGTAGTTGAGAGAACATTCTATATATGTCTCCTCAGCACAATGCTAGAAATGGGTCTTACCTTAAATCCCGAAGACTTCTTACCTTTGTCTCAAGAAAACGAAAAACGTTTCGCAGAGGCTATCAAGGGTATGCCTAAGTTTATACCTTTGTTTGGTATAGGGAATAATCAAGTAAAAGGACCTAAGACTCTTCCCAGAATAACAATCGAACTGCAAGGTTATTATGCTGGTGATATTGGAGTGAACAAATATATCATCGGTGATAAGTTAGAAGATGGTAATTACCAAGCTTCAGAGTTTCCCTATGAAACTAAAGATATCACAGTTGATATACACCTCGTTTCTCAAACACAAGCAGATATGAGATTATTGCATACAATCTTATATACTGGCTTACCTGCTAGAGGATACGTAAGACCTTATTTCAATGACTTAGAGGAATGGGACAAGGGCAGGCTTGCACCAACCGGAAACTTATTCATTGAAATTGGTAATTACTATGACCATCCTGATGTAGAACATGGAATACTTGAAAAGGTATATACTTACGTATGTAAAGATGGTATTCTTCCAGAAAAACCATTGGAAGAGGATATACTTACCCCTATTCAGGATATTTCAGTTCTCATCGGGTTGTTAGAACAAAATGAAAATGAAATGTTAGAGTTAAAAGTACCTAAGGTATAGGTACAATACTCTAGGGTATAAATTAAACGAGTAATTAACTTTAATCACAATAGAATTATGCCAACTTCACCTCATGTTGATTTTAAGTTTAAGAACAACAATGTTCTTCAAACTACTCCTATGTTAGGAGTTTCTTGTGTATTGGCTAGAACTACTAAGGGCCCATACGATGACCCATCAGAAATCATCTCTACATTCTCTCAGTTCCAAAGAATCTATGGTTCTGAAATTGTACCAGATGGTTCTGTATCAAATATCGAAAAGGCTTTGCAAGGTGGTTCTAAGCTTCGTGTTATTCGAGTGCTTGGTAAGGGAGCTACTCAAGGTACAGTAGCTGCAACTGCAGGTAAAGCTAAAACAGTTGCTAAATCCGAAGAGGAAGGTATAGTACCTGCTTCTGCTACTCCAGACCCTGCTACTCCTGCAGCATTGATAACCATTGCTTCTGGGGGAACTACTTATAGTTTGGGATTGGTAACCAAAGGTTATGGAGACCCAATCGGTAGTACTGATACCTTCCAGGTAGGTTTCTATAAACAATCCAATACCTTGTATTATAGAATCTATTCAGGCAATGGCCAGGTACTTGAACAAGGTCCGGTAGTAACTTATAAAACTGCCGATGATAACAATAATACTTCGGTAGATTACCTTGCTCTTAGTGCCTTTGCTAAGAACTCAGAGTATATCAAACCGGTAGTAGTTGCTGGTTCATCTTTTGAGAACTTAATCAAATGGCTTACCGATAGTGTAGAGGGTACTAAGAATGCCATCACATTAACCGTAGGTGGTGCTGCTCCTACCGAAGATGAAAAGAAGTTCACCGGTACTATCGGTTCTGCAGGTTCTACACCTACTGCCGAAGAATGGGTTGCTTCTCTGGACTTCGTAAAGGATTACACTGATTTCTATCAGTTATTCATTTCCCATATTTCTCAACACCTTACTGCTGATGCAGATGTACTCAAGGTATACAAGGCTGCTGCAGATATGGCAAAGGAATTGATGGAATGGGTACTCTATATCGAAGTTCCGAAACATCTTACCCATTATACTCAGGGTACTCAGGCCAGAGACTACAAAGCTCAGGTAACTTGGGTACAGACTTGCTTGGGCACTGTAGGTAACTCTAAGTACATTGCCTACTTCGGTGGTGGACTTAAGTACTACAATGAAAACGGTAATCTTCAGGATTCCGATGTAGTAGGTACCATTGCAGGTTTGGGAGATGCTTCTGCTACTCAATACGGACCCTGGAAATCCTTTGCAGGTATGAACCGAGGAGTTATTGGGGATGCCGTTGGACCAGTATGCCCGAACTATGGTTCTCCTTCTCGGTATTCAGAATTGAATACTCTGGCCCAGAATTACATCAATGAAATGGTAATCAAGGATACTCCAGATGCAGGCAAACAAACCATGCTTTGGCATTGCTTCTCTTCTCAGGTAAAACAAGATTCAGAACGATTCCTTTCAATCGTAAGACTGAACTTGTATCTGAAGAAGTTTCTTCGCCCTGTACTTAACAAGTACATTGAAGAGCCTAATGTTTGGAGTACTTGGAAGAGAATTTGGTTGGAGGTTAAACCTACACTAGACTCTCTGGTAGATGAAGATGCCATGACAGAATATACCTGGATGGGTGACCAAGATGCAACCTCTTGGGATGATCTCTCAGTTAACAACGAGGCAGATGCCCGTCAAGGTAAGTACCGTGCTATCCTTAAGTATAAGGATGTAGTTCCTATGCAAGAGGTAACTATGGAGATTGTAATTGATGCAGCTTCCAAGTCTGTATCAATTGTGGAATCAAGTAATAACGCTTAAACAATTATAACGATGGGAGCAAAAGTAAAAAATCCACGGAAGAAGTTCTTGTGGAGTATCATGTTCCCCAAGCACCCTATCAATACTTATCTATTCCAAAGTTGTACTTTGCCTGATATTGAGATTGACCAGGTGGCTCATGGGGATGTCAATAGAGATGTTAAAACTGCTGGTAGGGTTACTATAGGTAATCTTATCGTAGAGAAACTTATGACTACTGCAGGTTCAGATACCTGGCTTCATGACTGGCTCTATTCTTGCCAAGACCATATAGTTGGTGGTGGCTTAGTACCAAGCCAATATTGGGAAACGGCTATTGTAAACGAACTTGCCGAAGATGGAGTTTCGGTTCTTAATACCCACGTCTTCGAAGAGGTATGGCCATGTAAGATTACCGGCTTAGACTTGGACAGAATGGCTTCAGAGAATACCATAGAGTCCATAGAGTTCTCGGTGGGTACTGCAGACAAATACTAATTCCTTAGTCTATTTTCACTAAGATTCGGTGGAGGGGTGGGATTCCTGTGATAGGAGCTCACCCCTTTCTTGTTGTTATACGGAGTACTATGAACATTTGTAAACATTAAATATATCAAAGTTATGGAATTTAGAACATTTAGATTTACCGGACCCTCTGGTTTCGAATATGAAATTAGAGAACAGAATGGAGCTGATGAAGACATTCTCAGTAACCTTTCAGACATGAAAACTTTAATGAACCTTACCAAGTTCATTGCAGCAATCGTAATTAGAACTAATACCACTCCTAACGGTAAGCTAACCGTTGATGATGCTCTCAATCTACCAGTCAATGACCGCTATGCAATTATTTTCAATTCTCGTATATTCTCACTGGGAGAGGAAGTAGAATTTGAGTATGACTGGGGTAAAGAGAACGGTGGTAAAGTTACTTATGGCCAAGACCTTCATGAGTTCCTTTTCGATTATTCAGAAGTACCCACTGATAATAAGGTATTTGATGAAAAACCAGATGCCATCCCTTATTATCCAAAGGGTATTCAATTAACCGGTCATGAATATCTTCTTTCATCGGGCAAGAAAATCAAATTTGATTGTATGACTGGTAAGGGAGAACAAGAGTTCATGAAGTTACCCTTGGATAAACAAACTAAGAATGCCCCCTTACTTTGTCGGAATCTTTACTTAGAAGTAGACGGTAATTGGGAGAAGGTAGAAAACTTTACTCCTTTTACTGCAAAGGATATGGCTGAGATGAGAAAATATATCCTATCTATTGACCCTATTTTCAAGGGTGAATCTCATATCACTAATCCCACAACGGGAGAAGAGAGAACCTATCCTATAGTTTGGGCACCAAATTTTTTCTACCTGACGGAAGAGTAATGTTAGAGAGTGATTTTGTTTATATCACCAGAGCCGAGATAGCCTTAGACTATTTCGGCTTTTTACGTCTTCCGTATAGAATCAGGAAAATATTTAAGGAAATGGCCGAACAATATTATAAACAACTAAAGAAAAGAAAATAAATTATGAATACCAGTAGGAGTATAGTAGAGGTCGGTGTTGCCATGGTATTAAAAGACCGATTCTCTCAAGAGGCTGGCAAGATATCGGGGTCATTCAGAACTATGATGAATGACATGAGTACCTGGAATAGAGGTATACAGATGTCAGCTTCTAATACAATGGACTTCGGAATGCAGCTCGTAGGGGGAATGGCAAGGGCCTATAAATACTCTGCGGGTGTTCAGAATGAAGTTTGGACTGCTTCGAAAATTGCTGGTGCTACTATTGCAGAACAAAGGGAAATGTTACAATTGGCAAAAGACGTCAATGAGATAACTCCTCTTACTGCTTCGGATGTTGCATCAGGACAAAGGTACCTGGCTATGGCAGGTAATAAATTCGATGCTATTAAGGAAATGATTGGGCCAGCATCTAAGCTGGCTTCAATCTTTACAATGCCAGTGGGACAGAAAGGTGGTGTAGCTGACTTGATGACTAATATCATGTCAATGTACCAAATCCCAATGGGAGAAGCCGCTAGAGTAACCGATGACCTATATACTGTAGTTACTAATGCAAATATATCTTTGACAGACTTAGCCCAGTCCATATCTTATGCAGGGGCAGATATGGCAACTGCTGGAGTAGACCTTCGGCAAACGGCTGCTGCTATTGGTGTATTGGGAGATATGGGTATACAGGGTTCTATGGCAGGTACCTCTCTGGCTAATATGATTCGTTACTTACAACTCTCCCTTGTTAATCAAAAAAAGAAAGGCTATAACGCTTTAGCAGACTTGGGCTTAAGTCCGGATGAGTTTTTCGATGCTCAGGGTAACCTTATAGATCTTTACACTATCTATCAGAAATTTGCTAAAGCGGCAGTAGATTTACCTTCACGAATAGAAACACCAACCTTCTTCAATATCTTTGGTGTTCGTGGTAATCGAGGCATGCTTCCAGTACTTAGAGATATTGCTTCTGGTAGAGATAAGATGGGTAAGATACTTGCAACCTATGATCAAAACATGGGGGCAGTAAATAGACTTAATGAAGAACGTCTTAAAACTGATGCGGGTGTTATCGACCAATTCGAATCAAGTTTAGAAAACTTAACCGTTACTGCAGGAGCGGCTTTGGGTAGAATATTTACCCCAGTACTCAATGTGGGTAATTCTATCATCAAAGTAATAAATTCTATCTCTGAAACTTGGGCTGGTAGCTTTGCTCTTAGAGTAGGGGCTACATCAGTAGTAGTTGGTACCATTGTTGCAGGGTTTAATACTGTAAGAGGTATTATAAGGTCGGTTGGATATTTACAAACTATTGCCACGGCTTCTACTGAGGGTATGTCTGCAGCAGCTATTAAGACGAACACCCAATTTGCTATTATGGAAGCTCATACGATAAGTATGGTAAATCTTATGAGGACTATGGTTCAATTGCAGATGATGATGGGGGGAGTTAGTATGAACAGAGCCGGTAGATTTTATAATACCAAAACCGGTAGATATGTTAAAACACCAAATCCTGGGATGTCTCCAGCCACTTCACTCATTGGAGGTGTAGTTGGAGGTACTGTAGCTAACCAAGCTGGTAAACAAGCTGCTAAAACTGTTGCTACTAAGGGTTTAGCTTCGGTAGGTGGTAGGTTATTAGGATTACTTGGTGGACCCTGGGGATTAGCTATTACCGTAGGTTTACCCTTATTAATAGAAGTAGGTAGTAGACTTATCGATTCAGTAGATAGAAATACTAATGCCCAAGATAAAGGTAAAGAAGATTCAACAACTATTCGGGCTCAAAATGAAGAGAGATTTATTAATGCCGTAAGATTAGCTATCAAGGAGGGTATGAGAGATTCTCGGATTAATATTTCTGTAGATGGCCAAGCAGTTGGGGATTATGCCCCAGGTTCTCAACAAGATTTTACTGGGGCCGCATTTGTAATGGGATTATAAACTAAAACATTATGGCTAGAGTATTAAATAAGGCAGCAGGTAAGGTTGTTGAAAAATACAATGACCTTACAAGGGATACCGCAGGAGTTCTTACGGGTCCCTTAAATAAACTATGGAGAGCCAGGATATTACTCAATAGGAATACATCTACACTTCCAAAAGATGATGCTCTAAAAGGTAAGCTTTATAACCCCAATGGGGTTATAGGAGAGGCTCAGATATCTTCCAAGAATCCCACATTGAATAAACAACTCCAGGAAAAATGGAGAATGGAATTGCAATTTCCTAGAATTGAAGAAGGGGAAGGAGTGGATCCCGCAAAGGGTAACAAGAATACTACCAATCATCGAAACTTTGAAGTAAAAGCCGATATTATGTATCAGAATGAGGTAAGGATATATAATATGACCGTTAACCCAACTCAATACATTGTTTTACAGAATAGACCTCCAGAATTGGATTTTCGAGGTGAAACAACATGGGCAACCATTAAGTCTATGGGACGTAATGTACCAATGTATCACTATACTGGGGCTGAAGACATTATCCAATTTAATGTATCCTGGTACTGTAATGACCCAGAGAATCCCGAAGAGGTAGTAAATAAATGTAGGCTATTAGAAGCATGGTCTAAATCAAATGGTTACCAAGCTGCTCCTCCAATTGTTAAAATAGAATGGGGTGATTCTGGTATATTTGATAATCACAATTATATACTTACTTCAGCAACCTATACCTTGAAGAATTTTCAGAATGGTTATAGGATAAGGGTACCGGGAAAGCCGGCTACTTTTGGAAATGGTAGATTATTACCTGCAACAGCAACCCAAGAATTGATTTTCAAGAGAGTAAGTGCATATAACTTATCCTATGGAGATTTCATAAATTTTGATTCACTTAAAAAGACGGGAGGTATTAAATATGATTGATGTTAACCAATATATAAAGGGAGCTAGTCCATATAATGATGCCTATGCTTTGAAATACGAAGATGGGGATTATTCTTTAGAGGCCAACCCTCCAGTAATACCCTCATCTGCAAACGATATTCAGCATACCGTTAAAGATGGGGAAACTTTACAGAATATCGCTTTTAGATATTATGGGGATTCTGGGAAATGGTATATTATAGCAGAAGCTAATAAGATACTAAACCCCTTTAGAGAATTAGAAATGGGAACTTTAATAAGGATACCGATATATGGCAGCTAAACAGAAACCAATACTATACAATGGAATGGGTCAACCCTATTTGGCCCTTTTCAATTTTGGAGGTATGCCCATAATGAATCCTCTTACGGGCATACCCCTCGGAGCGTATATAAGTACCTGGAATTATAGATATGACGAAGAAAAAGAAAATTTGGCTACACTTACCTTTGATACGGGTAATCCTGATACTGTAGATATTGCTGATATACAAGAGAATCAACAAATCTGTCTTCAGTGGGGTTATATTTACCCAGATGGTCAATTTATATCTGGGCCTATAAAAATACTAAAGGTAAGAGAATTCGAAGCAGTATTCGATTCTACGGGTACTCATGTAACTATCAAGTGCATTGACTCTACAGGGGATTTAAGATTTCAACCGGCTTATGTTCATTCGGATATGGAGGGTTATAAATTATCTACCTATTTAGACAATGGCTGTGGGAATGCCACTGGTGTAATCATAGAAATATTTCAGTAATGGAACAACAGATAATAAGTAATAAAGTATACGAGTCACTACAAGTGCCAACAGAAAATACTCGTACTACTACTGGAAAAGTACTTTATGCTAACAAATACAGTGGAGTAGCTGAAGTAGCAATGCCCGAAGATTTAAAGGCTTTAATAGATAGCGATTTTGGGTTAGTGGGAAAGAATATCTTGGTTCAGTTAGAACAGAAGATGAAGGGTTATACCAATGGCCCCTGGTATGTGGATTCAAGGGATGGGGTTATTTATATACATAATAGAAAGTTTAATGAGGAGCCTGTATGTACTTATACTTATCAGGGTGAGCAGGGTGAAGTACTCGGAGTATCCTTTGCTACTCAAAAGGTAACTAAACGAGTTAAAGCAGTATTAGCACCATCTTTAGACCCTGATAGTAAAGACCTATCTGTATTATCAACCAACATTAATGAACCAGAAGATAAACCCTCTTTAGCTTTAAGCCCCTATATAGCTAGAGTAGATAATAATGAAGTATCTAATCTTACCAGTAACGGGTTTGAGGATTATCAAAGCCACCCTACTACTCCCACCGAAGTAATAGATACTTGGGATATGAAAGTTCAATACAATAGGGAAAAAGAAGCCGAGTATAAAAAGAGGGTAGCAGAGTATGAAGCTGTTGGTCCGGTTGGAGCTTATGAAGCTGGTAAACAAAGGAGATTCGATGAGATGTCTACTGAAGATATACGTACCACTATTAATCAAGCCGCCAGTGAATTACCAGATGATAAAAAGAGAGCTCTTCAACAAGTACTAAAGAATTCCAGAAATGGTAAAGAATTAGAAGCTAATCTTAAAAAGTTATTAGAATATGAAATGTATCTTTTTGAAGATGAAGATGGTATGGAATTTATGGTAACCGAATATGTAGATCCTCTAGATTATGACCCAGAGGGTTATGCCTCTAAACAAGCTGGAGCAGGTATAGCTTCTGGTATCAATTTTCAAATGGGAGTATTACCAGCATCTGAAAGAGGGTTTGAGGCTTTGAATAAAGACCCTTATACTGAAGTATTATCCGATATGGAAATTGATACTACTAAACACTATGGCCAAGATCAATACGGTAAGAAGGTTAAGGTAAGGCATATGAAAAGAGTAAATCTTAGAGTACCCCTCTATAAGCTTTATCACAACTTATTCAGTAGATACGGAGGAGCTGATAAGTATGCTTGGGCAGCCAATGCTAATGCTAATGGTGGCTTAAAGCAAACAGAAAAAAGATTAGTATGTCAACTTCAGGTAGTTGGTAGACCCATGTTAGCAACTTCTCAAATAATTAATTTAGAGAACGTGGGTAAACGATGGTCTGGGCTTTGGTATATAAAACAATGTACTCATTCAATGGATGCTGGTCAAGGTTATATAACCAACATGGAGTTAGTAAAAAATAATTCTAAGTCTGGTTCTGTAACTTCTCGAACTGATCTATCTACTCAGAATATTGTAGCAAATGATGCTAAGGCCAATGCTAAGACTGATAGAGGCAAAGATAAAAAGGCTTTAAGCTCTTCTCAAAATCTTAACCTTAACTTTACTTATAATGAGGAAGTATACTACAATGAACATTTCCTTAATGAAAAGGGGGAAATAATTGACATCAAAGGTCAAGCTGAGTTTATTAGAAAAAAGGCTTACTATACCGAAGTAAATGCTAAGGATCCCAAAGCTTTGGCAGAAGGCATAGTTTTATCTACTGGTAATACAGTTACTTCTAAGGGTAAACTAATACCAGGTAAGATAACCCTCAAGGAAATCCAAGTCCCTGAAGATTATTGGGTTAAGTTTAATTATATGGCTATAGCTAATCGGATATATCGTGATATGGCTAAAAAGCATAAACGAATAGCAAGTCAAATATACGTAGAGGAATAAGGATATGAGTTATGAAACAGCAAAAATAATAACCGATGAAGGCTTAGAGGGCCTTGGTCGGTATTACTCTGTTTATAGAGGCATCGTTGTTGATAATAATGATGTAGAGAAAAATATGAACAGAATAAAGGTATGTGTCCCAGAAGTAATGGGCGGAGTATTTGCTTGGGCATATCCGAAAGGACAGCATGGTTCACTGAGCTCAGGCTTTAAATACTTAGCCCCTAAAGTTGGAGACATGGTATTTATTACTTTTGAATTTGGAGATCCCACTAAGCCTCTCTGGGAATATCATGGTTGGGGGATGAACCAAATACCTCAACCTTTAAATGGGCCAAATAAAATTGGTATAATTACACCTGAAGGTAATCTTATAGTTATTGATGATGATAGTGGAGAACTCAACTTATACTTTAATGGCCCAGTAAATGTTCATTCAGAAAAAGAGGTAGTTATAAATGCCGATGGGGATATTAATGTGGCCTCTGGTGATTCAGTAATATTAAATACGGGAGAGAATGGTGGAGTAATCAATATATTCCAATTAACCGAGAAATTAAATCAAACCATTCAAGAATTAGAACAGCTTCGTAGTATGTTTAACTCTCATGTACACTCAGGTGTAACTACTGGGCCAGGTTCTTCTGGCCCAACTTTAACTCAAGTAACTAAACCTTTCTCACAATTCGTTGTAGACGATTATGAGGATAAAACCTGCATACACTAATGGAAAAGAATTACTTTACAGACTTAGTTGGTATAGGTGTAACTTATCCTATCCAACTTACAACTAATGAAAATGGGGGAAGAGGTTGGTACCCAGTAAACGGGGATTTTAAACTTATCAGGGATAATATAAGTTCTATATTGTATTATATGATAGGTCAGAGATTTCGACAGGAAAACTTTGGTAGTAAACTATGGCAATGTATTGAGGAACCAAACTCACAAGCCCTAAGTTTTATAATTAAAGAGTTTTTAAAACAAGCCATAGGTGCATGGGAACAGAGAATAACATTCCAAAATATCACAGTTACTAGAGTTGATGCAAAAATACACATAGAAGTAGCTTATGTAATAAATGGAACAAATTCTAGTCAGTACCTCGATATCACCTATGATAGGTCAGATAATTCATTAAATACACAATAATATGGGAATCACAAATAAATGGCTTAACCCATACCAGAGGTCTTATCAACAGATTAAGGCCAAGCTGGTTGAATCTCTTATGGGGCTTAAAGACCCTCAGGGTCAGAAACTCATAACGGATTATTCGGAGGGGAATATCTTAATTATCATCCTCTCATTGTTTGCGGCAATTGCCGAAGTACTTCACTATTATGTAGATAATATGGCAAGGGAAACCTTCCTATCTACTGCAAGAAGATATGATTCGGTAGTTAAACATGGAGCTCTGGTAGATTATCATGCTCGAGCAGCGATTGCTGCTACAGTAGATGTAATCTTATCCAGAAGTATTACTGGTAATTCCATTGGAGCTAAATTAACCATACCTCAAGGAACTCTATTTACGGATTCCAGTGGTAACTCTTGGTTATCTGCTAGAGATGTAACTTGGTATTCAAATGTAACCACATGTAAAGTACCTATAATTCAACATGAGAAATATACTGCAAGTGCTCTTAATAATATGCTAATACCTACTGGAGACAGGGTAATAGTTCACCTTGGTACATTGCCTAATGGTAAGTACTATGAACAGGGCTCTATGTCTTTACAGATAGGTGGAGAAACTTGGGTATTGGTAGATACCTTTGCAAAATCAAAGCCAACGGATAAACACTTTATGGTTTCAGTAGATGAAGCTCTTAACCCTTACATAATGTTTGGGGATGGAACCTTCGGTAAGAAACCTGCAGCAGGTGCAAAGATAACCAATGTAGTATTCTATTTAACCAATGGTTCTCAGGGTAACGTAAAGAGTAATACTATTACATCCGTACCCTCAATCATTTCTTCTTCAATCACTAATGCTACTGTAAGTAATGCTTATGATGCTGGAGGAGGTTCAAACTATGAGAACTTTACAATGCTCAAGGAACATATACCTTTGAGTGTAAAGACTCTGGGAGTAGCAATTACTAAGGAGGACTTTGAAAGCTTAGCTATGTTAGTAGATGGTGTAAACAAGGCTAAAGCCGATTATGAATGCGGTAGAAAGCTTACAGTATACATTAGCCCCGATGGTGGAGCTGTTGCATCTTCTGAATTAATCAGTAGAGTATATAATCTTCTATCTCAAAGGGCCCCTCTGACTACTTGGCTAAAAGTTAAGTCTGCAGGCAAGGTTCAGATTATTCTAGAAATGAACGTTACCGGTAAGAAGTCTTATAAGACGGCAGAGATACAAACTCAAATTCTTACGGCTTTATATAATGCCTATTCTCCAGAGCAAGCTCAGATAGGTGGAAGCGTAAGGGTATCAGACATCTATGCCCTAATAGATAATCTGTCAACTGTAGATTATCTACATCTAACCAAGTTCTATATTAAACCTTGGCCTACTACCATTTATGGTAATAAAGAATTAAGCCTTGGCCAGTTTAAGTTGAATAAGGCAAAGGGGTCAATGACCTACTATATAACCTTTAATTCATCAACTACTTTTACGGTACGTTCAGTATCTAATGGCTATACGAATACTGGTACAGTTGGTAATTCAATTCAGATTATTGATAAGGCTAATGGCTTTGATTTCTCTTTGGATATACAGAACAATAGTTATCAATCTGGATATAGATATTCTATTACCGTATCTGAACCAAACCATGACTATGAAGATCCAGGTTTCAACTTACCAGTATTCGAGAATGCTTCACAATTAACATTAACAGTTAACGAAATAGTATAATGATAAACCTCAAAAATCTAATCGACTTTTTACCATTCGAATATAAGGACCAAGATACTTATAAGGTAAATGGTAAAGGCATCTTAGAGAGGTTTCTAGAAATTTGTGGAGAGCATTTTGAAGATTATATTACAAAGGATATTGAGAATATATTGGATATTATCGATATAGATAAAACCCCAGATATGTATCTCAATTTCCTTTGGCAATTTCTTGGAGAAATGCCCTTTGCTTATGGGAACACGATAGATGCACAGAAATGGGCAGAGTACTTTAATGGGTTCTACTCGGATAGTAAACTCCAGGAGTTATCAAAGCTTTGGATAATACCCAAAGAGGGACCTTTTACTTTAACCAGTACTCAGGTAAGAAACATCTTGAGATATTCGGTATCTCTTTTCAAAATAAGGGGTACATCAGAATTTTTCGAGATCATGATGAGGTTATATGGGTTAACCTGTGTAATAACAGACCCAGCAAAAGCCGATGGGTATGATGGTTGGATAAAAGGTCATCCCCACTTTGACCAATACTATCAGTACGATAGTAAATATACCTTTGATAACACCTTTGATTGTTCTCAATGTATTTCCGTAAGTTTAAAACTTACTGGTCATGGGTATACTTCTAATTCTGAGGCTTTTAAAAAATTTAGGGAAGCCGTAGAAAGTTTCTTTACTAGATTCATACCTTATCATGTATCTTTCACTATAGATTACGGTTTTGTAGTAAATGATGGGTATTCGATTAAGGCCGAGTTGGTAAACCCAGACCAACCCAACTTAGTTACTTCAGAAGTATATGAAGTACCAGTATTGGTAACTGTAACCTCAGATTGGGTGAATGCAGATTTGAGATATCAAATATCGAGTGATAGAATTAACTGGGGTTATACTAAACATGAAAGTGGTTCGGTATTTAATATTCCAAGGGCTGGTACTTATTACTTTCGAAGCGTTGGGGATAATTCTAAGATAACCCAAATTACCGTAAGGCAGGAAACTTATAACCGTTCATATACTATTTCTTGTGAGCCCATAACTGGTAAAATAACCCCAACTACTTTAAAGGTTAGTACAAGGGTGATAGCTAGAGTATCCTATAAAGGGACAGAGAAACTTTGTAATGTTCGATTAGTGGGTACCGATCAAGTAAAAATATCGGGCTCAACTTGGGAATTTACAAAACCCGGTACTTACTTTTTTGAGATTGTGGAATTTCCTGTAAAACAAACTTCATTTGTAGTAACCCAAGAAGAAGTTACTTATAAGGTAAGATGTACACCCTCAGAATTTAGAGTTGGAAATAATCAAACTATGAAGGATGCAGTTACTACTTTAACCATAACTTCAAATTACCCAGAGTCATTTACTGGAGAATTATATTGTAGATTAATAGGTAACCCTAAGACTTTTAAGAATGGCGATAAATTTATTGCTAACAGTTATGGTACTTATAAATTCAAATGTACTTTAGATAAAAGGGAAACGGATGAAGGTGTGGGTATCTTTGAAGTAGTTTCAGGTAAAACTACTGTATATAGGATCAGTATTAATCCACCTACATCTACTCTATATAACGGTTCTGCAAAAACTACCGTAATAATACAATGTATTTCGGGTAATGGTGATGATTACCGAGTTAAAGTAGTAGAAACTGGGGAAACCTTCAATGCTGAAAACGGGTATGTATATACTACTAATAGAGCAGGTACTTATACTTTCCAATCTGTAGCCTACCCAACTGCAAAGACTACTTGGGTAGTTAAGAATACCCCAGTTGTATATCAGAACAAACTAAAGATAGTTCCTTCAGATCCTTCAGATTCAAAGTGGAAAGAACCTAATTGGTCATTACCCGAAAGCCAAATTGATGATACTTATGCAGTATATCAGTTATTGGGTGAAGTATCAGCTTGTAAATTTAGCCTTGAAGAAATGAAAAACGGGGTCAATGTAAGTGGTACTGCAACTTGTGATGAAACTGGGGAAACCTATAATCTTGAATCCGAGATTGTATTAACTAAAGCAGGTACTTATACTTTTGTGGCAGATGATGGTTCTTCATTAAGGTGTCAAGTAATATTGGAAGATTACCCTACTATTATAGAATTAACCGTTGACCCAAGTTATGCCGAATTAAAGGGTACCATTAAACAAGTGTATTGTTTAATTAGGTGTAGTTCTAATAAAGATGAATTCGATAGTAGAGTTAGACAAGTTGGCAAAGTAACTACTTTTGATGCTGGTGGAGCCGGATATGAATTTACTACGGCTACCGCTGGAGAATACATTTTTGAATCAGTTGCCGATACTTCGGTACGGGCTAAGTTTACGGTAGTAGATGCTGACTTATTAAGCGTTAATCCTCAAAAGTTGGAATGGGAATCAGATGACACTTCTGAGAAGACATTTACCATTACCACTTATAGTAATCAAATGTGGAAAATTGAAGAAGTATGATAAAGAGTGCAATAGACAATGTAACAGAGACTACTACTCAACCTCTGTTCAAGACTTCAATGATTGGTTTATTTGGAGAATGTACCCAAATTATTTATGACCTTAGGTGGATGATATTACTTGCCATAATATTGATACTTTCAGATTTATGGTTTGGTATATCTGCAAGTAGAGTACAAGATATAGTCATTCGAAAGTCAAGGGCCGGTAGGAGAACCCTAAATAAGCTGGTTGATTATATTTGTTATATCTTACTTGGGGCTGTAATTGGGAAAGCTATTGGAGAACCCTATGGAGTAGATCCCATAGGAGTATCCATTACTATAATGATATTATGCTATTGCTTCGAAATAGATAGTATCTATGGGCATATATGTGAAATACATGGCATTAAAAAACAATATAGTATCTGGAAGATAATCTTTAAGCTGTTAACTCTCAAATTTAATGAACTCGGAGAAGCTTTCAGGGATATGGCAGAACAAAAGAATAACTTTAAAAATACAAAGAACAATGAAAACGTACTTTAAGTATGAAGGTATAATCAAATCTAAGGAAGCAGCCGAAGCAATTGCTGCCCCTTCTGGTTTGGGGCCATTCTGTGGATTTGGCTCAGCCACCATAAATGGTAATAAATTGGTTGTTTCTCCTCAGGGAGTTTCTGGTAGTAAATTTGCTAATGTAATTAAGGATAGGATTACAGCAAGGTATATGTCTAAAGATTCTGAAGATGGAGAATTACCAGATATAAATTTTGGGTGTATTTCAAGAGATGGCTATATATTTATCTCTGATGAACAAACATTGACCATCGAGAATATTCAGGGAACCCAAGGGTCCACCGATGAAGTATTACTGTTTGCAGTACACACTACTATCTCCGAACCCGTAGATAATCCAGTAGATTTTGTAGCTTATTGGAATGAATCTTCAGAAAGTTTCTATGAGTTATATAAAAAATCTCTAGATATATACTACCCAATTTCTGAAGAGAATCGTAATCCCAATGTACTTAATAATGATATTTATTCGGATTATAGTATGACTCTTAGTAATCTTCTAGAGATGGTAGAGACTGCTTGCCCTTATTATTCTAACAATAAGAATTCTGTTGTTCTTATTGGGATATATGGTAAGGGTACAGATGCTATGACTAAAAGAAATGAGAACTTTGCTATTGTACCCTATCAGGGCAAATTCCAGGAGATCCCATATACTACTGCTACTCACAGTATGATGAAAGAATCCATAACTAAAGTAGAGAAAATGAATACTGGGTTTCCGGTAGAGGATGAAAATGGGAATCTATTGAATATTAAGCAATACATTGATGGGCAACTAGAAGCTCTCCGAAAGGAATTCTCTGATTCTTTGAATACTGCTAGTTTACCCATAGGTTCAATAATTTTATGGGAAACCGATGTAATCCCTGAAGGATGGGCTGAATACACAAAGGCTTCAGGTAGGATAGTAATAGGATATCAGGCCGGAGGTATTCAAATTGGAGACGAGATGATGCTACAGAATATTGGGGATTTCTATACTCCCACTAAAGGTAACTTTGTTATTAAATTGAAAGGCGATGATTTACCAAGACATAGACATGCTCTCGGTGTATCTAAAGGTAAACAGGATAATGCTAATAACTGGGAGAATGTTAGACCCCAATCCTTCTTTAATAGAGAAACGGGTTTAAATGGAGACTTCGGTAGAGGGACTCCCACCAAGGGTATTCAAGATGGTGCTATTGTAGTAAGTTGGAATTTAATAGGGGAATCTTTCCTACAAGAGACTTCGGTAGATACCTTGACTATCGAAAAGTTACCACCGACTATTACTTTAAGATATATTCAAAAAATATCATAGGTCGTAATTAGTTGTTAATATAACTCATGTGTATTATTTGTATTGTCTAAGTAAACTCTTGTTTTGTTTTTGTTTTGCATAGTTTGTTTAGAGTAAACACTCGGAAAGGGACGTTGGGAAACGTCCCTTTTCTTTTGTGTTAATATCTAAGTTCTTCTTTAGCTCTATCTTCCCAATACTGTATATCCTGTCTAAGTTCAGAAATATATCTCATGGATTCATTAGTCTTAGGCATTTCGAAAAATTCTATGAGCATTATATTAGTAATCCTTGTACTATTTCCGAGTCTCTCTTTAATGAAAGGGGGAGGAGTAATTAATACTTCGAATAAAAGATAAGCATCCGGAGAAAGTTTATCTTTCATATAAGTATACATCATATCTATCATTTCGGATTTAGCTTTCTCTTCTTCACTATCATCTTCTAGTTCTTTGTCATTATCAAATAAATCGTCCAGTTTAAAGAGGCTTTGATTATACTCTGCTTGTTCTCCGTATGCAGAACGAAGCAATTTATTTTTAAATGTACTCAAGGAAGCAAGAATCCTTGCTTTGAGATGTTCTTCAGTACATTCACCATAGTATTTATTAAAAACAAATAACATTTTGTCCCAGAAATAAGACTGAATTATATCCGGTGTAAGATTAAACCTTTTATAATCAATTTGTCTGGTAAGATTCCTAATCACTGGCTTACAGACTTTATAAAGTCTATTGAAAGTAGCTTCATCATATTCTTGCATAGGTTTTAATCGATGAAGCTCTGAGCCATTATTTCCTTTACTTTTTCCCATGTTTTTAAATATTCGTTATGCAAATATAAGTATTTTTTCTTATATAAAATAATAATATTAAATATTCGGGAGCTTAAGGTAGTGGATTAGTAGTTTCTAGTTAGTTGTCAACATACTCAGAACTATCTCGGTACTATCAAAATCTATTAGTTTATATAATATTGCAATATAGATATGAAGAAATTTAAAGACAACATCAAATTTAGTTTTACACCGGATTTCCAACTCGAGATACTCCGGTTTGTTTTAAGAGATAAGGAAGGAGGTCTAGTCCTAAAAAGGATTAAAGCTAATTACCTGGTTCTTATTGAGCATGCCCTTATATTTGAGGGTATATCAAAATACTTTAAGAAGCAAGGTAAGATGCCTTCAGAGAATGTATTAAAAGAAGTATTAAAAGAATTGCTAGAATCAAAGGCATACATTGATTTGGTAACTAAGGATGACATCCCTAATATCAATAAGTTAATAAGCAATTTATATCACATTCCCTTATCGGATGCAGATTATATCAAGGAAAAAATTTACCAGTTCTCTACCTATGTTGAAATGAAGAATCTGAATGACTCTTTTGATTTAGATAACTTCGAACAATATGAAGAGTATTCAAGGAAGATTGAAAAAGTACTTCAGAAAAGTAAACCAAAGAAAGAGGACGAACCTATATACATGATTAGAGATATTACAGAGAGACAGTTTAAAAGACAATCAGAACCCTCGGTAATACCCTGTCCCTTTAGGCAATTAAATGACCTTACTAATGCAGGAGGTTATCCCGAACATTCTATTAATGTAATATTGGATAAACCTAAAGCAAAGAAAACTTTCTTCATGGTAAACCTTGCCCGAGGTTATCTTCGAATGAAGAAATCCGTATTATACGTAGATACCGAGAATGGTAAAGACCAAATCATGGACAGATTTATTCAATCTAGTATCAATAAAACCAAAAAGGAATTATACTCAGGTGAGTATGATAAACTTGAAGCTAAACATTTAAGAAAGCTTGCAAGATTTGGGGTTGAATTGGTGGTTGAGAGGGTACCTGCAATGATTACTAATACAACTTACATAAAAGAGAGGATAGTTCAATTGCGTAATCAAGGCATCGATATTAGAGTATTAATGGTAGATTATGCAGGTAAGCTTGCCTCAATAGCTGGAGACCGAGAGGATTTCGAAAGGATTTCTAATGTATATGTAGATTTGCAAAACTTGGCAGAAGAGTTACATCTTGATATCATATGGACTGCACATCATATTACTCGTGAAGGTAAGAAGCATAGACTTACTAGATATGATGAAAATGATATCTCTGGTTCAATTGCTATTGTTCGTAATGCTCAAGTTATTGTGGGTCTTAATTCTACCGAGCAAGAAGAGAAAGATAATATACTTCGAGTTGAGATGGTAGTACAAAGGGACGGTCTTTCTTCAGGTAGAGCCTTATTTAAATGTGATGTTGAAAGACAAAGATGTACAGAATTTACAAGAGAACAACGTAAACAATATGATGAGGTATATGGTAAAAAATTGGATGAACAATTTAAGAAGAGTACTAATCCAGATGCGGATTCTAAGAAAAGGGAAAGAACTACTGGGGACATTTAAATGTAAACTCGGGTATCATGAATGGGTAGCAGTTCATTGGGCTGAGTTTAAACAGAAGAGACCTCGTAGGGCAATTTTTTCTAAGAAAGGCGGGAGAAGGAAAGCCCAGTATTATAAGAAACGTTATGTAAAGTATTACTGTAATATATGCGGGAAGAAGAGGTATGAAAATAACTAATCAGTTTAAATCTAGACTACGAACCTATTTCGTTAAAAGATTAGGTGGGTATGATTATAAGCATGGCTGGATGCGTATACCAACTTGCCCATATTGCGGGAGAGAACAGAAGTTGGGGGTTAATCTTTCCATGTATCGAACTAATTGTTTTCGATGTAATGCTCATCCCTCTCCTGCTCAACTGATAATGGATATAGAGGGATTTACAGAATACCATGAACTAATTAACTTTTTGAACAATGGACAATTTGATGAACTACAGTTTAAGGAAGAGAAAATCGAACTTGCCGAGAGTAAGCCCCTGTATCTCCCTGAGGGATTTAGAAATATTTCGATTGGAGACAGCCAACTTGCAAAAAGTATTAGGGGATATATCAAGAAACGCGGCTTCAACCCCGACCAGTTTTCAAGATTTGGTATCGGCTATGGAACAATGGGCACGACTTACGGGTACCTTATCATCCCGTTCTATTATCAAGGACAACTTAAATATTACAATGCTCGGAACGTTATCGGAAAAGGTCCCAGGTATAATAATCCCGATAAAGATATCACAGGCCTTGGCAAACAATTTATCATCTTTAATCATGACGCATTGGAAATGTACCGGTCGGTATTCATTTGCGAGGGAGCACTTAATGCTCTCACAATGGGCGATAGAGGAATTGCCACAATGGGTAAAGCTATTAGTCAGTACCAAATCAATGAATTACTTAAATCCCAATGCGAAAGATATATTATACTCTTGGACCCAGACGCCAAGCAATATGCAATCAATTTGGCGCTCAAACTTGTTGCCTATAAAAAGGTCAAGGTGGTGTTTTTACCAGACGGAAAGGATTGCAATGATCTTGGGAAAAAGGGAGTCTTAAGGTTAGTATATAATACTCGGTATCAAAGTTATCAAGAATTGATTGCTATCAGAAACTCTTTGAAATAGGGAGTTCCTATTATATTATATAACTTAAAAATATTAAAAATATGCCAAAACTAAATGAACAACGGATAGTTAAACGTAGAACTATCTTCCCATTTAACCATGAGAAAGGATCCATTGGTTGGTTTTCTACTTATTATGTATTAGAAGAGTGGTATAAACCATCAGGTGATTCTTGGGGATGGCATCCAGTAGGGGTAGTCGAAGAGATAGATTATAAAGCCTATAAAAGAACGGGTGAAGTAAGAACTAATAGATATTCCAGGTTATGAAACAGTTTATTATTGAATGCTGTATAAATATGTCTATTGCCTTAGTCATAGTAGGGTATATTGGTATTTTCTTTTTAGGGTGTTATCTTTTAGATGATAAAACACTAAAAGGAGCAGTATACATATTTTTGTGGGTTTTGTTTTATGCTGTAACTACCATAACACTTTATGTAAGATATTGTAATAGAAAGAGGAAATGAGAGAACCCAGTATTCACATTACTAAGTCTCAATTTGAGGAAATATTAAATACCTTAGAGGTAGACAATTTCCCAGTTGAGGCTTTTTTTGTTATTGCTCGAAAGGAGGCAATAAATCATAGAGCAGTCTTAGTTTCTAACAATAAAAATACTAAGCGAGTTAATAACATATTACTAGCATCTAAGGGGGATGCTGCCCTCGTTGCTGATATTTTATATGCAACTCGTATAAAATTAAAGCATAGAGGAGTTCGGAAAATAAACGAAAGTAATTCCCGAGAATGGGCAAATTGTAAAAAGCTTGCAGAGATATGTAATACCTTCTGTGAAGATTTTAAATTTGATACTCGTGAAGGTTTTATCAAGTATATAGAGACTGGATTAAAAAGGATGACTGATTATCGTAATGTTATGCAAAGGTTATTATCTATGCAAGAAAACATCACTAATCAAGTAGATGCTGAGATAGAGTTACAAAATTCAGATTTAAAACTTACCAAAGAGATACATGATTACTTTATAGGTAAGATTGCTAAGGCAACTGGTATATATGAATCTTATGAAAATCAACCAGAGAAGTATGTACACTTTGCAAAGGTTGGTGACTTCTTAAAAGAAGAAGGTTGGGATTATAAGACCTTCATCGATGCTCAGTTTGAATCTCTTGCATGGTGTAATGGTTTACCAGACATTGCACAGATGTATACTGATAAAGCAATTGAAAGATACAATAAGTATTTATATAAGAATAAGAATAAACAACTACTCGAAGATGAACCAATAGTAGAGGGAAGTCTTTGGGATTCTATAAAGGTACTAAGGGAGTAACCGTAATCATTAAGTAATATGAGTCAAGTAGCAATTATATATAAAGAATCCCGAGATAATTATATCTCGGGCAATTCCTATACATGGTGTCCTTGTTGTGGTAAATGCTATATGTTATCCGAAGAGGAAGTGGTAAATGCTATAGACAATGATTTATCAGTATATGCCGAATGTTCTTGTGGTAATTCATTTTACATAGAAACAGAAGATGAGCAAGATAATTATTCAGAATGGTAATATGTGTGAACTCGACTTACCTCTTAAGTTCGCACAGAAACTTTATAATGAGTTTGCCATTCGACATCCAAATGCTTTCTACTTACGTACAAGGCAAAGAGGTATGCAGAATTGGGATGGTAAGATTCACTACATCACTAAGACTGGGCAATTTAAAATAGGTTTACTCCCAAGGGTATATGAAAGATGTATTGAGATGGGAATTAAACCTAAAGTTGTAGATATGCGTCAACCTTTACCTAAAGTCAGTAAAGTTGTTACGAAGATAGGCAAATATAAATTAAGACCAGAACAGGAGAAAGCAGTCAAGGCTGTAATTAATAATACGATTGGAGGTAAACCATTTCATATCGGAGTATTGGATTACACGGTTAATGCAGGTAAAACTCTTATTATGTCGTCTTTATATTTATCCTATAAGAAGCAGTTGAAGACTCTGTTAATAACTAATGATTCGGATTGGTTAAACCAAGCTAGAGAAGAATTTAAGCAATATCTACCCGGAGAGGATATCACTTTTGTTCAAGGCAAAGTTTTAAACTGGAGTAACTTCACAATAGGTATGGTTCAATCTATTTCTCGTAATATGAGGTTCTATCAAAAAGAGTTATCTCAAATAGATATGGTACTTATAGATGAAGCTGACCAGGGGGGCAGTAGGCAATATCAGAATGTAATCACCCGGTTATTCAATACTCGTATTCGTATAGGACTATCTGGTACCATCTATATGAGTAAGCTTGCTAAAGATAGAGTTAAGAATATGAATCTTGAATGTTTCTTTGGTAAAGTACTTGCCGAGTTTAAACTTAGGGATTCTATTAAGAAGGGTTATTCAACTAAAACTGTAGTAAAGATGGTACCAGGTAAACCCTGGTATGGGAATTGGGAATCCGATTGTATATCTTATAAAGAGATATATGATGATTCGATTACTAACAGTTATACTGCTTGGTTAATGGCATATTCCAGATTACGATGGAATATTAATCAAGGCAGATATCCTGCTCTCGTAGTTTGCAAGCATATTGCACATTGTGAAAATCTATATAAATTCTTTAAAAAGAAACTGGGCGATGCCTATAATATTGCCTATGTGCATGTTAATACCAAATCTAAATTAAGACAACAAATAATGAAAGATTTTAGGGACGGCAAAATTGATATCTTGGTATCAACTACAATCATTGCTCGGGGCAAAAACTTTCCTAAGCTAAGGTATTTGCTTAACGCAGCAAGTATGGATAGTCAAGAAAAATCTATTCAGTTCCTTGGTCGTTTGGTAAGAACCGATAAATCGAAAAAGAAAGTGTACCTTGATGACCTTCACTATCCTGGTAATTATTTAGATAGGCATGGAAAACATAGGAAGCAATATTATCAGAGACAAGAATTGAAAGTAATCTTATTAGACAAACTATGGAAGAAACATCCTAACCATAGCCTTATTCAGAGTTAACTAGAAGTACTATGAGTAATTACTTTTCTCCGTAGGAGGAAATAATTACATTCTAATAAGCATACGGGCATTATGAATAAAGATAAAATTATATGTATCAGGGAAGATACTGATGAACGATTAATACAACTACAATCGGAAGGATATAGAATAATACAAATATCCGCATCAGGTATCTACTGCTGGATATTATTAAGGAAAACCAAATAACAATAAAAATTTTATAATGAAACTGATAGACCGAATATTAAATTGGATGAACCCACCTGCCAGTAATCCCAAACATGTATTCAATTGCAGGGATTTGGCATGGGTAACCCATATTAAACACTGGAGATATACTCCCGATGTTTATACCCATTCATTTAGTTTATATTGGGGGTCTGGATTGGAAGTCAAACTACAACAAGATACTCCAGATCCAGAATCTTGCCCAGAATTATCTAAACTCAGGGAACTATTTATTAATAACATTGGTTATTCATATGTAACCCTAGATGATATTACTAACATATACATTTATAAAGAAAAATGAGATGGCAAAGAAAAAGAAACAACTTCTTGATTTATCAAAACATGATGTACTTACACCAATAGATGTTAGTCAATTGGGTACTAACGGAGATCCATGCTTTGGTATTGGGTATGATTTATCCACTAAAGAATGTAAATTATGCGGAGACTCAGAACTATGTGCGTTCAAGATGTCCCAGAACTTGAACATTACAAGGAAAGAATTAGAACAGAAGAATCAATACAAAGATTTGGATGTATTAGAAGATACGGTTGGTATCAAGAAATACATCCGAGGCTTGATTCGGAAAGGGAAAGACAGAAAAGAAATTATCTCAAAGACAGTTGAGAAATTCGAAGTACCTAAGAAACGTATTAGAGAACTTTATAGAGAATGCAATGGGAAAGGTCAGTAAGTTAAGAATGATATGGGCAATGTTTAAGTTATATCTTAACAACCCAAATTATTATGTACGGCAAGATGATGTTCTTGCTGATTTGTTTATGCAGGGTGAATACGACGTAGAAAGATTCTGTCATTCACTCGGAGTAACTCCTCAACAAGGATTAACCTTTGAACAACTTTTAAAAAAATGTAATATATTATGAACAGATTTAGATTTATCAAAGTACGGGAGGTAATATCTCCCAACAGAGCAAACCCAAATGATGCTGGGTTAGATTTTTATGTACCAACCGATTTATATCCAGAGCATATTCATTCTAAAAATGAATTCGACTCAGAAGGTTATGATTTAGATGTTCCTTTTGGTGAAGCCTTTGTAAGGCATATAGCTTTAAAACCTGGACATCGTATACTTATCCCATCTGGTATTAGAGGATTGCTTGAACCACCTGTCTCTATGTTAATGGCTGCTAATAAGTCCGGTATAGCTACTAAGCAAGGTTTACTCTTTACAGCTGAGATAGTAGATTCTCCCTATGTAGGAGAGATACATATAGGAGTATATAATGCTTCTGATAAGGCTCAAGTTATCGAATGTGGCAAGAAGCTTGTACAGTTCATACATGTTCCTATCTACATCACAGAGCCAGAAGAGATTCAACAAGAGGAATTCTATACTGAGTCTCAAATGTGGGGAAGTAGAGGAGATAAGGGATTTGGTTCATCTCAAAATAAATAAACATGGATGTAAGAAACATAAGAGAAGAGGTGCCCAATATAAAAGAAACAGAGGTACTCCCACAGATGTATACCTTAGGGTTAGAACAATTAAATGGGTATAGGCAAATAGAATCACTACCAGAATATCCCTTAGATATAAATAACCCGAAGAGCCAAGTTATACTTAAGGATTTTATTGGTAGGGTAATCGAAGAACTAACTGAAGGCTTTGAATCTACCAATGAAGTATTTGACCTTTGCAGTAAAAATGGATGGAATATGGAGATGCTCAACGAAGAAGAACATCAATCCATACTGAATTCTCTTGCTAATGCAAATGAAGAACAAGCAGATGCTTTAGGCTTTTTCTTTACTCTTCTAGCATATTCAAATATACTTCCTGAAGATATACTTAGTTATAATAAAGCAAAAGACTTATTTGAAGTGATGGCTATTGGGGTTAAAGAACTGGTAATCAAATATTCAGATTATCATAACTTATTGAAATTCGACATTATCTGTAAAGAGGATTTCTATGAGGACGAAGGTAAGTGGGAACATATAAATTCCTATACTCCAGGCTTTCACCAGATGAACGAACTATCCCATGAAGCTGAGAAACTATACCTATGGGAAGTAATCTATGAACTCAATAAAGCTAGAAATTTCCTTAAATGTAGACCATGGAAACAAACTCAAGTGATGACTAAGGAAATAGATTTTCAAGAATCCTTGGTAAAAGCTTTCTATCTCTATATGGGATTCTTAGCGATGAATGGGTTTACTCCTCTCGGATTATTCGGTTTATTCTTTAAAAAACAACGTCTCAATAGATGGAGGCAACAAACTAATTATTAACATGTCAGGATGGAACCATAAATTAGAGGGACTTCAACCTAATCCGGAGGAGTCCCTCCATTCGTTAGAATTTGCTACCTCACAAGAAGCATGGGAAAAACTCAATGAGGGATTCCTAAGATTAGAGCCTGCTTTATTTGCAAAGGGGGCTATTGCCAATAGTGGGGTAGCAGTAGTGTATAACGTATTCATAAAGATACGCAATGCCTGGGTAGACCCAGAATTTGATTATGGGAGATGTTTCAATTATAAAGAAACTAAGTGGACTAGCTTATTGAATAACTACATAGACTTTAATAAGCTTGACTTGTTGCGTAGTAAACTGAGAGTACTGAGAAATAAGTACAATCAGAATTACAATATAACCTATATGTTTAACAATCATCATGATAACGGAAAGCAATGTCTAATAGCAGCGACTTTTTCAAAACGATTCGGGGAGGACATCCCAGTTATTACAATGGTAGTTCGGGCTTCGGAGATTACCAAGAGGTTAATATTCGATTTCCTATTAATTCAACGAATGTCAGAGTACGTATATGGTCCGGATCAGTCAGTACAAATCAACCTATTCGCGACTCAAATGTACGGAAATGTGGAGACACTTCTAATGTATCATACCCATAAGCCATTGAAGAAGGTACTTAAGGGGGCAGAAGAGAATGCTTGGAATAAGAGAATAAAAGAGATATGGAAGAAATTCCAAAAGGGTACAGAGAAGGAATTCTCTTCATTCAAGGTATTCTTTAGAAGTTTTAAAGTGCTCAGACCAGATTTATATGAAGAAACATATAAATCAATGAAAGCAAAAGAATTACTTCTTGAATATGAAGATATTGAATATCCCGAGAATGTAATTTCTTACTCTCAACGTAAAGCCTATAAGAAGAAACTTTTAAAACAGAAGAACAATAATGGAAGCTAAGGAATTTTTAAGTCAGAAGCGTATAGGATTAGTAAACAAATTCTATTACCAAGTTTTAGAGATTAAAAAGAACGGTGCAGAACCAGATATACCCTTGTTAATGAAAGAGGTAGAGGATTTCGATAATTTTGTATTTCGCTACTGGCATATGACCTGGGTTAATTCTACAATGTCATACAGTTAAATATTTATATAATATGAGGATATATTCTAACAGTTTTGAGTTAATGTCCGAAATGGGCAGAGAACTCAACAGTTATGGTCAACTTGTAAAACCAAAGACCTATCAAAATAAAGTCATTGAAGGTAATGAGGATTTTATTACTAAAGAACTCATTTGCCAACAATATTGCTTAACTTCATTGGGAGACCCGGTATGGTTATTCGTATTCTCTCATTCAAGAGAATGGGCAGATGCTGAGTTCCAAGAAAGGATATCCTCTAATGATATAAATCCAGGAGAAGCTTGGAAATTAAGAAAAGATTTATGGGAACAATTCCTTGATGAAAAGGGTATGTTCGATTACACATACAATGAGAGAATGGGTGAAGTATTAATAAAAGATTTAGTTCGTCTTTTAAAGAGAGACCCAGATACAAGAAAAGCAATTATACCAATATTTGATCATGATGATACCTTATACTATGGTGGTAGACAACGTATTCCTTGCTCTATGTATTATGATTTTCTTATTCGTCAGAATGGTAAGGGGGAGAAGGTATTACATATTTGCTATCACCAAAGAAGTTCGGATTTTGTTACTCACTTTGGTAATGATGTATACCTTGCATGGAGACTTATGAAATACGTAGCTAACGAGGTTGGAGTTAAACCCGGTTATCTGTATCATACTATTGATTCTCTTCATGCTTATAAGAAGGATTGGTTAGCATTATCATCCAATCTGGAAGATTTACAAGAGAAGTATTAATAATGAGGGATGTATCTACTACTGGTAGGTATGTCCCTTTTTCTATTTTAAAATATGGAGACACGGTATACAATAATAAAAAACAAGAAAGAGCTTAAAAAACTTATTGCTTGTTGTAAAGCTACTGGTTATGCTTGCTGTGACTATGAAACAAATGCAGAACCAATATACAACAAAAGTTTTAAGCCAACTATACTCTCGGTATCCTGGATGCCAGGATTTGGTGCTTCCATCCCTCTAGACCATTTCGAAACAAAAGCTTATACTTCACCAGGTTGGAATTGGAAAAAGATGTTAAGGAAATTTGGGGAAGAAGTAATTGAGAATTATGAGATAACTAAGGTTGCATGGAACTGGAAATTTGACGACCAGGTAAACCAGAAGTATCATATATTCTACAGAGGTACATGTTTAGATGGGATGCTTGCTAAATATGTTCTCAACGAGGAAAAACCTCATGACTTAAAGTCAATGGTAAGAAGATATTTACCAGAGTATGGTAATTATGAAAAGCAAGATGCCTTTGATAAGATACCATGGGATAAAAAGGAATTAGACCCACTTTGCCATTACGGTTGTCAAGATACGGATTATACTCTTAGGTTAATGTTATTCTTTGAAAAGAAGTTGATTGATTTGGGTATGTATTCGGTATTCCGTAATTTATTTATGTGTAATTCACGAGTACTCACCTCAGTAGAGAAAGAGGGATTATATCTAGATACTGAGTTCAATAAAAAGCTTCTGGAAGAATATAAACCAAAAATAGATGCTGCTAGACAAGCAATATATGACTTGCCAAGAGTAAAGAAATTCGAAAAGAAGTACAACCAAGAAAAGATTGATAAGTATATTCAATCTATCGAAGCTGAACTTGAGGAATTAGATTATAATGACCCAAAAGACAAACGAAAGATTGCATTAAGGGAACAGAAAATATCGAATATCAAGGCAGGTATATTCACAACTAAAAAGGAACAGGAATTAATAAGACCCATTAACCTTGGTAGCCCAGTTGATTTGCCTAAGCTAATGTATTCAGAGGATGGATTCCATTTCGATGTAATTAAAGATAATGATTCTGGTAAACCAAGTACAGATGAAGAAACCCTAACTAACTTAAGGTTAACAGTTAAAAAACCAGATTCACCAAAGGCAATATTCTTGGATAAACTTCTCGAACTAAGAGGGTTAGAGAAAATGTATAAGACTTATATTTATGGGTGGTGGGAAAAGGTACAAGATGATTCTCGATTACATGGTAGATATAACATACATGGTACTGACTCTAATAGGTTTAGTTCTGCAGACCCAAATATGCAGCAGATCCCAAAGACAACAGTAGACCCAAATATTAAGAAACAATTGGTAGCTCCTCCAGGTTATCTATATATGGCATTCGACTACTCACAGGCAGAGTTAAGAATGATGGCTCATTTATCAGGTGATGAAACTTATCTGGAAGCATTTGCAAAGGGCGTAGACCCTCACCTTGGTATAGCAGCAGCAAAATATGGGGTTCCAATTGAGGAAGCCAGTAAAATATACGAAGACGAAAGTCACCCTGACCATAAGCTTTGGAAGACTAGAAGAAAACAAGCTAAGCAAATTGCATTTGGACTTATCTATGGAATTGGAGATGCTTTGCTAGCAGTAAAACTATCCGACCCAAAAGCTGGTATTATAGTTACTAAAGAAGAAGCTCGTAAGGAGATGGATGAGTTCTTTAAGAAACACCCAAAGATACTTAAGTTCAAAGAGAAACAAGAGAAATTCCTTCGTAAGCATGGATATTATACCCAGTTATTTGGTACTAAGAGAAGATTACCCCAAATATACTCAAATGATAAACAAGAAGTTGCTTATGCCATCCGTTTGGGACTTAATTTCCCATGTCAAGGTGCTGCAGCAAATATGACTAATTTTGGAGCTATCCTTGTTTATTGGTTAATGAGACAAGGTAAATTACCCATGATGAAAGAAGCTTGTACAGTTCATGATGCTGTATATATGTATTCTAAACCAAAGGATATAAATACATGGACAGTATATACAATTTGGAATATACTACGTAACCCAAGTACTAAGAAATACTTTGGTTTCCAAGTTGATGATGTAACTCTATCAATGGATTTTACAATAGGTAGGTCTATGGCAGAAGAATTACCGTTTATGCCAGGCTATGATTATACTAGAATGTTAAAACCAGACTTTTCAGTAGAAGAGTACATGGAAGAATATCATAAGTTTAAAACCCATAAGATTGGTAATTTTAGTGCAGCTTCCCCCGAGGTATTTATGGAACTATATAAAAAGGAAATCCATAAATATCAACGAGAATATGAAGAATCGAGAAAAGGGTAATATACCAGGATTTAGTAATTACTACATATCCCGTACTGGGAAGTTATATTCGAAATTTACTGGTAATTGGAGATTGGTAAAACCTGCTATGAAAGATAATGGTTATTTATCTAACTCTTTAGTAGGAGATGATGGTAAACGGAAGAATTTCTATAGACATAGGTTAGTGGCTTCCACTTATATACCTAACCCAAACCATTATCCTCAAGTATGCCATAAAGATAATGACCCTGAAAATAATAGAGTAAGTAATCTATATTGGGGAACTGCTAAGATGAACATGGGTCAATGTATAGAAGATAAAAGGTTCTATTTTGTTGGCAAAGAACGAGAACGTAAGGTAAATGTAGAATTATTAATTTCTAGGTACATAGAAGGTATACCAAGAAAGGATATACTAGAAGAATTTGGTATCTCAGTTGGTGTATTGTATAAAATATTACGGTATAATAACATAAAACTAAGAAAATGAAAAAGATTTTGAACGGACCCACGATATGGCGAGCTAAATGCCCAGTATGTGATTGCGAATTTGAATACGATGCTTGTGAAATACGTAGTGAATTTTTAGAATCTCCTACGGATTATGAGATTATACGAGTAGTAGAATGCCCAAGCTGTAAATTTAAGATAAATCATAAAGAAAATCCAAAATCACCTACAGAAGTGAAGAAAGAGGATACTATGTCCACATAAATAAAATAAATTTATGAAACCATGGCAACAAATGAGGAATATCAAAATGCGAGTAAATTAACTGCCCTTACCTATATGATTGCAGGATGTTTGGGTTATTCTATTGAGAATCTGTTTAAATACCTGGATGCTACGAATTTAAAGGTAAGTGGACAAGAAAAGATGTTATTCAATAGAGTAAAGACCCAATTACATCAATTACAGACTAACCTTACTACATTAGAGGATATGGCTTTTAAAGTAATGGCCACTGATGAGGATGGGAAACTTGCTTATGAGGATGCTACTCATATTTACTGGGCAGCTTTCTTAGTATTATTAGATAGAGGGGGAACTGATAACTTATGCGACTTACGATTAAGAGCTTTAGTAGATAAGATTAGTCCCTATAAATCTCTTCTTAGATTGCCTGGTATGAGTTTAGCTTATCAAATGGCTTTTGCTCAAGTATCTAATGCTATAAGTAAAGGCGAATTTAGTAATGAAGACTTTAAAAACCTATTAGAAGTTTATGAAGACGGAGCTAAAAAAACTAAAGGTTAAATTTGAGGGTAGGACCCTAGAAATCGATATTCAAAAAGAATTGTCTATCAATGAGAATATCATTAATTCTCAGCTACGAGAATCTCCTTCTAGTTATTATATTCTTTGTTCTCTTAGAGATAAGTATATAAAGGAAAGAGATTTACTAGCAAGGGAAAAGGATGAAGCCTATTCCAATGCTTGGGTATATTATAAGGATGCCAATGAAAGGTGGAATAACGAATATGTTTCTCATAAGGCAAATCTTAACAAGAAGTATTCTTCCATTTATGAGAGATACTTAAAAGCCGTAGAAAAAGCAAATAAGTTCATAGCTATATGTAAAGCTTATGAGAGTCGGGAGAATATATTAAGAACTATTAATGCGAATCTAAGAAAGGGTTAACCCATTGAACTATAAATAATTACTAACTTTTAAAAACAGTATTAGAATATGAATTATTCAATGACATTTATCTCACCTCTTGTGGCTGAGAAATTTAATCAAGAATTACCTGGATGCCCTACAGAAAACCGGGTACTTATTTTATCTCCAAAGGAGGTAAACCAAACTAAATCGGGTTTGATTATCCCTGAACAAGTAAAAGAGGGAGTTCCTCGTAAAGGAGTTATAGTAAAGAGTGGGGAGATTACAGAAGAATATAAAACCTATCGGGAATTGGTGGGCATAGGTAGGATAGTTACCTATGGTTTGTATGCGGGTAAAGAACTTGAATTCGAAACAGATAAATTATCTCCTGCTCTTCAAAAGATCTTAGAGAAAAACGTTCTTACCGTATTGAGTATGAATGAGGTAGTCTATTCAGAACCGAACAATCAAAATTAATCATTATGATAAAAGATAAGAAGAAAAAGAAAGTTTCATCAGAAGGACTTTCTACAAAAGAAAAGATGCTAGCTAGAAAGAAACAGCTAGAATCTAAGGGAAATGGTAGTGGGTTAGTATACCCAAAAGAAGGAACCCTGAGAATGAGAATTAAGTCTCCTGGTGATGACCAAGAATTGGGTATCGAAATTATTCAATTCTACCTGGGAGGCAATTTGGGAGGAGTTATATCTCCGGCTACTTTTGATGAACCTTGCCCATTTATGGAGAAGTATCAAGAATTGAAAAACTCTAAGGATGAAGACGACAAGGAACTTGCCAAGAATCTGGTACCAAGAAGAAGATATGTAATAGGCGGTATAGTTTATTCCGATGAAAAGGGTAGCAAAGTTGATTATGAAGGTAAGGATAAGGGAGTTTTAGTTCCCCGTTCAGTATATCAGGATATTATTGACCTTTACCTTGATGAAGATGAGGCGGGTGATATGACAGACCCAAAAACCGGCTATGATATTAAAGTAATCCGTTCAGGGTCTGGTAAATTAGATACTACTTATTCTGCTCGTGCTTGCAAGCCAACTAAGTTGGACAAGAAATACCAAGGTACAATTGACCTTGAGGGTATAGTTCGTTCTCAAATCAAATCCTATGATGAGTTGGAAGATTTACTTTCACAGTATCTAAATGAAGACCACGGTGATGATGAGGACGATAATCCAAAGAAGAAAAAGAAAAAGAAAAAGGGAGTTCACAAAGACCATTACATGGAAGACGATGAACCCAAGAAAAAGAAAAGAAAATACAAATAGGATATTTAAGGGTTAGTAATAATATGGTTTCATTCGAAGGTGATAATTAGATTCGTTCGGTTATCACCTTCTTTAGTTTAAATACATTACATTATGGCAAAGAAATCGAAAGTGGGTTTAAAGGTACCAACAAAAAATGAGATATTAAAGAAATATGGGGGCATGATGAGATTGGCTTCAGAAACTGTAGAATCAAATCTATGGTTGCCATCAACCTTCTTTGCTCTCAACTATACCTTTGGTGGTGGTATACCATTCGGTAAAATTTTAGAAGTAGCTGGAGAAGAATCATCTGGTAAATCTCTTATTGCCTATAACTTTGCATATACTTGTCAACAACTCGGAGGACATGTCATATGGGTAGATGCCGAACAATCTTGGATGAACTCTTGGGCAGAAATTAATGGAGTAGACCCAGAAAGAGTTACAGTATTAAATGATACTCGTATAGAATATATTTCTGATGCTGTAGCAGACTTAGCAATCTATCTTCGTTCTCAATTAACTAATAATGAACCGATTCTCTTAGTGATAGATTCTATTGCTGCTATGGATTGTGCAGATAACATAGATTCTAAAATGGTAGAGGGTAAGGCTGAAATGGGAGGTAGAGCAAAAGCTCTTTACAAATACTTCCGTATCAGAAGTGAACTATTCTATAGATTAGGAGTTACACAGATTTACATTAACCAATTAAGAACTGCTTTAAATGTCGGATTCGGAAAAGATAACACAACTACTACAGGAGGTGCAGCACTTAAGTTCTACGCTTCAATCAGAGCTGCCTTTTACTCAGGCAGGTCTATCACTGTTAAACAGAAAGGTAAAGAACGGAAAGCTGGTAAATTGGTCACAATCCGACTTATTAAAAATAAGGTTGCTCCTCCAAGACCTACAATCAGTAAGTGCCCGGTTTACTTCAATCCTAAGTTCCATGAAGTAGGTTTTGATAGATGCTATGCTCTTGAGGATGTATTGGTAGAAAATGATATCATAGAAAAATCTTCAGGTGGAGTATATAAGTTCAAAGGAAAAACTCTTGCAAGAGGGGAAGAGAAATTCCAAAAGCTTTTGGAAGAGGATGATGAACTTCGTCGTAAATTATTAAAGAAGGCCGAGATAAATACTATCGGTACAACTAGAAAGAAGATAGTAGCATTGACTACTAATTTATATCCAGTAGATGGAGTAGAATATGAATCATTTAACGAATCGGAAGACGAAGAGGAGGTAGAAGATGAATAAAAAGGAGGTAGAGGGTATAGAGAAAGTAATTAAAGAATACCTTAAAAAGAATTTGAGAATTGAACCAAGAGTTAGATACTTAGATGCTTATAGTTCTGCTGAGAATTATCTTGATATCTATCTTGGTGACGAAAAGATTCAAGAAGTTTCACTTTATGAATTCGATTTTAGAGTATGAGTAAGAAAACAATATTATTGATTGATGGAGAAAATATCCTCCATCAATCCTTCCATAAGTTCGAAAAACTTAAATCTACTGATGGAAAACCCAGTGGGGCAATATTTGGATTTTTTAAATCCCTGCATATGTATCTTACGAGGTTTGAACCAGATGGGGTTTATATTTCATTCGATAATGGTCATTCACCAGTAAGGACGAAGTTATTGCCCAATTACAAGGGGCATCGAAAAAATATATCAATAGATTATGAGTCATTGCAAAAGCAAAAGGCAATCATAATGAAAATGCTGGGTATGCTAAGAATTAATTATATCTTCGATAAAAAGAAATCTACAGTATATGAAGGAGATGACTTCTTAGCATATCTTGCAATTAAAAAATTCCAATCCGAGAAAATGATACTTATATCATCGGATAAAGACTTTAACCAGTTGCTATCAAATAACCTGAGGATATATAATCCCAGAAAAGATGAGATGATAAGGATGGATAATTGCAAAGAATTATTCGGATATCATTCTCATGAGACAGTAGAATATTTAGCAATGGTTGGAGATACTTCCGATGATATATCTGGGTTTCCTGGTATAGGTCCAGTAAAGGCAAGGAAAATACTCGATGAAGGTAGGATTGAGAAATTCATTGCTCAGAGTAAGAACAAAGAATATCTTCAAATATGGAAAAGGAATGAGCAATTGATTGACCTCTTCTGGTTTGTAAGACATAACCCATTAGAGAAATTACCACTTAAGTCAAAAAAGAAGTTTAAGTATGAGAAATTCAAAGAGCTTTGTATCGAATACTCTTTAGCATCCTTCTTGACAAATGAATTTATAAAACCCTTTAAAGAATTACATCATGAGTAAACGTATAATGTTTGTAGGTCCCTCAGGTATAGGGAAAACTACTTTAGCTAAGTATGTAGCTAAGAGAGAAGATCTACCTTTTATTTCTGGTAGTATGTCAGATTTATTACCTGCTACTGAAGGGGTATCACATAATGAAATATTATCCCTCGGTTCGGAGGCAATGTATAAAGCAGATTTTCAACTTCTGAACAAAAGGAATAGGTTATTCAAGGATAGAGAATACTTCGTAACTGATAGGAGTTATGCAGATTTGGCTGCTTATTTTTGGTATAAGCAATCAAGAACTTTACCAGAATGTGAAATGGAACATTTTTTCTGTCAATGTAAGACTTTAATGGAAGATCAATGTGATGTAGCAATCTTCTTACCATTAAATCTAGATACTTATAAGCATTGGTCAATGGAAGATAATGGTAAGAGAATACTTAACAGATTCTTCCAAGTTCAGATATCATCTCTTATGGGGGAATTGCTTGCAAATTGGGAAATACCCACTATTTGTATATCTGAGCTCGATTTAGGTATGAGAACGGAACAAATCAATTACCATTTAGATAGGATATGGGGAAAGAAGTAATAGCAATAGCCTTTTCAGATTTGCATATTAATCTCTGGGCTAAGTTCAATGAGAATAATCACAGGACCCTGAATAGTTTCAGGGTTTTGTCGATTATACAAAAACAATGTAGGAAGTATAATTGCCCAGCTTTATTCTGTGGGGACTTATTTCATAAGCCTGAGAATATGGACCAAGAACTTGATGAGATATGCTATAAAGAATTTAATAAGTACAATGATTATGACCCTCTATGGGTATACGCTATTTCAGGGAATCATGACATCAAGAAGGTAAGTAAAGCTGGTACACCTCCCTATAGCTGGCTTTATAGAGTAGAAAGGTATGGGGTTTATATATTAGATTATGGGTCTGCTATCTTATCTTCTAATCATAAGGATATAAAAGTATATGGTGTACCCTATATTGATAATAATGTCGGTCTAAGTGAATATTTAAAGAATATTGAATTAGATAAGAGTCTTAAGAATATACTTTTACTACACACGGATTATCCAGGGGCAAAGGACACCGATGGTAGGGAAATAGATTCTGTAGAGAATCTTAATGTTAACCTTCTCAATAAGTTCGATTTAGTATTATGTGGACATATTCATAAACCTCAAAGACTTTCGAAAAAGGTCTATATGATTGGAGCTCCTAATCATCAAAGAAGAACCGATAGAGATTGCGAATTGGGCTATTGGAAAATATATGAGGACCTATCAATGAAGTTCATCCCTTTAAGGGAATTCCCGAAATTCATTGATGTAGAATCCGAGGAAGATATTAAAGATGATGGCAATTATTATACTGTGATTCCCAAGAAAACTAGTACTCCCGTTAATAACAAACATAAGATTACTAAGCAACTTTCTAAGAAGTCACTAGCAAAGAGGTACTTAAAAGAGAAAGGTATCAATGATAAGGTTAAATCGAACCTATTAATAGAAACACTTAAAAAGGTAGAGTCATGCTAAGTTTTATGAATATGGATGTAGTGGGTTTTTGTTCAATAGAAACCCTGCATCTACAACTAAATCCAACTTGTACCATCCTTATCAAGGCACCAAATGGGAAAGGGAAATCAACTATTCTATCGGCATTAGTATGGGCAATATATGGGAAAAATCTAAAGGGTGTATCTGATGTAAATACCTGGAAGGAAGTAAGACCCAAAGATTACAAGGGGACTATGGTCCAGGTATTCTTCCAAAAAGACACCCATACTTATAAGATTGTCCGATGTCAAAAATATGAAGAAGTACTTGAGGATGGTGCAAAGGGCAAAGACCGATTAGTATTCATCAAAGATGGTGATATAATTGACATCAAAGGTAAGGGTAAGATACAAGATGCCATAAACCGAGAGATAGGTTTATCATATACTCTGTTTATGAATTCTATAATGTTTGGTCAGGGCATCAAACGATTAATACAAGAATCTAATTCTGATAAGAAAAAGATATTCGAAGAAGTATTTGATTTAGAATTCTTAAACCTTGCCAAAGGCATTGCATTACAAGATAAAAACAACATAGTGGCCCAGATAAATGAGGTAGAGCATCAATCTCAATTATTAAAGAAAGAATTAGAGGCAAACAAGGAGGCTTACTTCGACTTAAGAGATAGAGAGAAGTCCTTTAAGAAGAAAAACAGAGAAGAAAGGAAATCATTGAAGCAAGATAGAGAGAAGCTAACTGAGTTACTGATACAAAAACAAAAACAGATTAAAGATGAGGTAGATGCTTTTATAAAGATTAAGATTAAAAATCAGAACAAATTAATCTCTGATATCAGGGGTAAATTGAATAATGCTAAGAAGATATCCAATGTATCTCTCAAAGAGGTCATTAAGGAATTAATAATACAGTTAGAAGGAGGTAACTACAAACGTGCATTACGAGATGCTAAATCAATATATAATGCGTTCTCTGATATTGAAAAATATGAGAAGAAATACTCAAAAGCCCAAGATAGGTTGGAAGAATTAGAGAACGTGGATGAACGATATAAGAAATTGAAATCTGATTGTGATGATATTGCTGATGACCTTGCTTCTATTGACGAAGATTTGGCCAAGCTCAAACAGGAAAAGCTTAAGGTCATGTCTCCCAAGTATAAACAGAAGCTTAAAGAGATTAGGAAAAACTTACGGAAAGTTGATGAGGATTTTCATAACAAAGAATTAGAGTTAGAGAATTATAATTGGTTAATTAATGACCCTCTTGGTAATAATGGGATTAAGGCCTATCTCTTCGATTCATCTCTTGAATTCCTTAATAGAACTCTGGACAAGTATTCAGAGGTACTTGGGTTTAGAATAGAGTTCAATATAGACCTGGGAACTGCAAGAAAAGATTTTGTTACTCTAATAGAGAGGGATGGGATGATTATGGATTATGATGAACTTTCGGGAGGTGAAAAGACCCTATGCAATTTCTCTATGGCTTTAGCTATGCATGAGGCTTTAACTGCTAGTAAAGGGGTAAATATTATATTGTTCGATGAAGTATTCGAATCCCTAAGTTCGGATAATGTAGAATTAGTTACTTCTTTAATACGCAAATATTCAGAGGGAAAAACTGTATTTGTGATTACTCATCTTGAGGGAGTGGTATTCAGTCATTCTAAAACATTACAAGTAACAAAAGAAAAAGGGCTATCATACTATAAATACTTGTAAACCAAATTTACAGGCATGAAAAAGTATGATAACATCCCAGGATTCCCAGGTTACTACATAAGTAAGAGAGGGCACCTTTGGTCTAGATATTCCAAGGGAGTTCTCTCTACTGTGTGGATTAAAAAGAAATTTTATTTGAGTTCTACCAATGGTAGGTATAAAACTTCAATAGTTCATGAAACTTTAGGAAAGATTAAAATGAATCGGTATAGATTAGTAGCTTTAGCCTATATCCCAAATCCTAATGGTAACCCAGAAGTTTGTCATATAGATAGTAACCCAACTAATGATTATTACAAGAATCTATATTGGGGAACTTATAAAGATAATCATAGGGATATGAGAGAAGCTGGCAATTTTTATAGCCCTTTTATAGAGAATAATCCCAATAAGGGTAAAAGGGGTTGGCAATTGAACACAAAGTTATCAGAATCAGAGTTTAGGTCAATTATTAAACTAAGGGAAACCGGTTACTCAAATAAAGAGATTATTAAAAAATTGGGCTTAATAGGTATACACTCATCTGGGGTAAGTAGGATTTGGAAGAAATATAAAGAAGGCTATTATAATGAGGTTTTAAAACTATAATGGTATATAAAATACAATACATTATGAACTCTAAGAATAAAGGAAGTAGATTCGAAAGAAAGATAGGTGCTTGGTTTACGAAATGGACCGGGTACAAATTTGAAAGGAATAGAGCTGGAAGTGGAGCTTGGCATTCAAACAAGGACTCCACTTCTGATTTAACTTGTACTGATGAAAGGCATGCTCATAGATGTAAAATATCCGTAGAATGCAAGAATTACAAAGAGATTAAATTTGAACATCTACTCTTAGGTAATAAGGGATGCGATATATTGAAATTTTGGGAACAAGCTTCTAAGGATGCAAAAAGAGCAAATAAAGTTCCCATACTCTGTATGAGATATAATTCAATGCCCTCAGAAGAATTTTTCTTTGTAGTTGGAAAGGGTCTATCTTCCGTATTATATAAACCCCTATTCGATAAAGCCAATATTATGGTAATCGATGTACCAAAGATAGATGAGATTCTTTATGTATTCATGGCTAGTGATATACTGAAGAATGTAAACTATAAGTTAGTACATAAACAAGCTAAGTTAATTCTTAAAAATTGGTAACCCATGAAGAAGCATACCCCATACTCATATTGTATATTTTACCTTGAAAGGAAGTACTGTGATAAAATTAATAAAGAACTTAAAGAAAAGGGGTATGACCAAATCAAGGCAATTATTCCTATGGTAAACGTATTAAGAAAAACCACAAAGGGTAAGATGATATTTGAAGAAGTACCAGTATTATTCAATTATGGTTTTATGAGAATGCCAACTAAATTAGCATTCTCAAGGCCTTTTCTTAATAAGTTACGTAGGAATATATCTGGTATCAGAACTTGGTTACGTAATACTGAGACAATGCACCCAAGAAAGAAAAAGGTAAGGATAGATAATGCTGAGGATTTCGATGATTTTTCTTTAGTAGCTACTTGTAGTAGAAAAGAAGTAAGGCGATTTAAACGGATTGCTAAAGAGAATAAGAAATTCTCAGTGGATGATTTAGTCAATGTAAAACCGGGAGATTACTTAGTATTACGAGGTTATCCCTATGAGGGAGTAGATGCTACAGTATTAGAGGTTGACCATCTTTGTAAAAGAGTAAAAGTCCTTATATACCCAGAAATGGGAAGGATGGAAGTATGGTTACCCTTTGACAACGTTATCTATAGTGTATATTTAAACCATGACCCAGATAAGCTTTATGCTAATTCTGGTGAATATGACCCCAATCAGATAACCAATGAAGCAATTGATAGTATAATGAGATATAGAAGAATTTAATGTTATGAACGAAGCTCAACAAAAAGCCTGGAGTTGTTTAATTGATAAAGAACAACAGTCATTATTCCTTCAATTATCCGAAAGTAAATCTTCATGGGAAGCTGGTGAAATTTTAAAGTTATCTCATTACAAGTATCTTGAAATCCGAGAACGGTCAGAAAAATTCTTTAGGCTATTCTCGGATTTTTTTGAGAAACACACTTCTATCTTTCGACCAGATTGTCCCTGTGAGAGAAACTTCCAAGATTATATGGAGGGATGTTTAGAGAAAAGATTAAAGAGAAAAGATGCCAGTATATATACTGGGGACTCTACTCAATTACTCCCAAAAGTAAACTCTAAGAATATAGAGAGGAATATGGGGAGGTTAAAAGAGTCTGACGATGAATGGGATATAGATACTCTAAGATTAATTCTTGAATTTGATAGGTGGAATAATTTTAGAATACTACCCAGGATGCTACAACAGCCTTCTGCATTTAAAAGGAGGTCGAATAAAAAGGATAAGATATACATCAAATATCTCCTTAATAGAATACCCGACTGGATGCACACTAAACTTAAAGAGAGGTTTAGATATAAAGTGAAACCAGGTAAAAAGAAATATTGGGTAGCTCTAATATCTGAGGACTTATATACTGATGGTTATCTACTATTACCTGTGAGGCCACTAGAAGAAGTAGTCAGTGAGTTTAGTAGATTTTATATGTATGTATTTGAAACTAAAGATGATGCTGATACTTTTGGTTTCATGGTATCTAAGTTTATGATTAAAACTGGTACAGTAAAGCTCGGGCAAAAATTCTGGCCAGAGTACAGATGCTGTGTGGAAAGAGCAGTAAACTATAATCAAGTGAACAACATAGAATTCAATATAAAGAAATTAGACATGGCATATAATACCCATACACACAGAAAACCGAAGAAACCTAAATCTACTGCCGTAGAACGGGCAAAAACTTCGGATTTTTATAAAAAGAAATAGAAATATAGTATATAATTCAAATATTATATTTATATTTGCAAGTGAATTAATGAATACTTTAAAATATTAAATATATGGCAAAAAAGAGTAGAAAAGACCTGAAAGCTCCCTCCAAAGAGAAATCGAATTTCCTTGGTGCATCAGGGAGAAACATGACTTACAAGGATCTAAAGAGAAAGGCTATCATACTTGGTATGCCTTTTCCTGATGCTTGCTCTGCTGGAGTATTTGATCTACTTCATTTTATAAATGTTTCAGAAGAAAAACCAGACAGATCCTTAATAGATAAATATGATGATTGGATGGATAAGCAATTAGAGAATATTGGTTATTCAAAGGATGATCCACTAAGGAATTCTCGATTAAGGCTTGGGTTTCTTGGAGAAGAGGGGGAAAATGGGCAAAGAAGAACAAAACGGGTACCAGGGATAAAGAAACCTCGGGAAAAGAAACCTCCAAGAGAAAGAGATGAATTCAATCTTATCAAGGGTACTAAAAAATCTTATGTATTTGAATTGACTGCAAAGGGTTTTGAACTTGATAGGATTATTCGGAGAATGAAGAAAAAATTCCCTGAGGCAAATGAGAAATCGATTAACCTTTGGTATAGAATGGCAAAAAGGAATATCAATGGTAAAACTAAGGGAGGGAAATAACGAACCGATACGACCCGATAGGTATTATATTTGGACTTGGAGACCAGATACCACCAACAAGTATATAACTGAAAAAAGTCTATATAGGAAACACTTAACTGGTATCCCATATTTCACTAGACATCACGTAAAAGTTACTTTAGTTTATCTTTATGGAGTTGATGTTCTTCAATATATCCATATAATATCTGGAAGGAAACTAATAAGGCATGGTATTAAAGAATTATCCGATATGAACGGTACCCGATATAAATGGGGATATACTAAATTTTGGTACAAGGGTAAATTTGTACAAGCGAAGAAATTCATAATACCCGATGAATATCATATTGATAAACACCGACGAAGAAGATTTATGGTTCAAATGCACCGAGTCTTTAAGTCTAAAGGAAAAAAGGCATTCGATGAAAGATACTCAATTAAACTCTATGGACAACGGCAGGGCATATCTACCGAGCATCTCCACGCTAAGAGATTACAGGTCCGTCTTGCTATCTTACAGGATTTACAACAAGCTTCCTCTAGAGGAAAGACATAGGTTCAATATACTTTTCTTGCAGTACCCTCCATTGGTAAGCTCATTAGCTTTATATTTGAGAAAGAAAATGAATATCCCAATACAGAAGGTACTATTTATTAAAGCACAAAGAGATATGATTGACATATTTGATGAGGCATCACTTAAATTTATCGGATATCTGCCAAAAGAAAGGTTTATCAAGAAGTCTCTTTTATTTCAAGGGTTTACATCATTAGAGAGTATTAAACTTAGAAGTTCTTATGCTTATATAATGACCAACAGGTTGATAGAAAATAAGATATGGGTATACCCAATTCGATTATCAGATAACTATAAAACAATGAAAAAGGGAAAATATCTATCCTATACCGAAGTATTCGGAAAGGTTGGTATTCCTGGAATAACCAAAATTAGATATAGCAATGAACGATAAACTATCAAAGGTGGGTTTAGTAACCCATGGACCTATTAATCCTTTCATAGGTAAGACGTTTAAAAAGGTAACCTATGATAAACACCATAAAGAGATTAAATCTGAAGTGGTAATCATAGAATCTCAAATAGAATTGAAAACAACTCTAGATGAGATTAAACAATTTAACAGTGATAACGAAAATCCCGGAAACGGAAATTATCAGAAACTTATAACAGAGTGATATATTTATTAATTTATTAACCAACTTAAACATTACGAAAATGGCTAAGAAGAAAAAAGAAGTGGAACTGAAAGAAGTTTCCAGAACAGAAATCAATGGTGCAATTATTATTAAGTATGAAGATGGCTCAGTAAAAATCATCCCGGCTCCTATTACCTTGACTGCCGAAGAAGCTGAAGACCTTTTCGGTTCTGAATCTGATGACGAAGAAGAGGAAGAATCAGAAGATGATGATGATTCCGAAGAGGAAGAAGAAGAGGAAGAACTGACCGGTGACGATGAGGAAGATGATGATGATGATGAGGAAGATGATGATGATGATGACGATGAGGAAGAAGAAGAGGAAGAACTGACCGGTGAAGAACTTGCCGAAATGGACTTCGAAGAACTTGAGGATGTCTGCGACGACAAAGATCTTGAAACTGACCCAGACGATTACGATGAAGACGACATCGAAAAACTTCGTAAGGCAATTGCCAAGGAATTGGGTCTCAAACTTCCGGCAAAGAAAGAAGCCAAGGGAAAGGGCAAAAAAGGAAAAAAGTAAGAGACTATGAGGGAAGGAAATATTACTGGGAAGGAGACGACCCAAGGGATGACCTTCCCTTTTAAAAACTATTTAGTAACATAACATTAAAAATTAAAAGAAATGGCAACAAAGAAAGCTGACACCAAGAAAAAAGGTGACGAAAAGAAAGACGCTGAAAAGGAAGCAAAACGTAAAGCTCGTCAAGAGGCTCTGAAAAACAGACCTGCTGAACAACGTCCTAACAGTAAGCAAATTGACATCATTGCAATCAACGACAAATCCAAGGTAATGAACTTTGGTTATGCCGTAAAGAACAAGGAGGGCTATCAGGGAGTAGTAGTTACTTCAGTTTTGGTTACTGAGGGTAAACCGGTATCTACTTCGGTGGCTTTCGTTCCGGGCAATCTTACTGTAAAATCAAAGAAGGGACATGGAGTTATTTGTTCTCCGAAAAACAAGAAGGACAAAAACGAAGAGTCCGAAACAGAAGATTAATTTTTGGCACATCCTAAAAAATCTATCTGCTAAATCAAGTTTAATCTCATAATAAAGAAAAGGTAAACAACCCTACACACTTAGGACGTTGTTCATCGTAAAGCTCATTGCCTGTGAGGGTAGTGGGCTTTAATTTTATTACCCATGGATAAAGAGAAATTAGCAATTCGAAAGAATATTCGAATACTTGCATTAGATAATCTAATAAATACTTATACTGATGCACTAGAAGATAAAGAATTAAACCTGGAATCAGATGAAAGGGAACTTGCAATCAATATCATACATGAGGCAAAGGAGATGCTATCAGAAGAAATCCAGGAAGTAGTTAACCCAGTAATACAAAGACCCAAATGGAAGAAATAAGTATAAGAACTCTCTTATCAAGTCTTAAGATGACAGTTAATGATATACAGTTTACTCATTATCAAAAAAGAGTAGCATTTGAAAAGGGTAAGAAAGGAGATTGGCAAAAATATAAGTTAAGGATCAGTTATCTTCAGAGGAAGTTAAAAGGCCTAATGGATAAACTAAACCGAAAACTTAATGGTATTATAATCACTGTCACTTATCAGGTTGGGGATAAAACTTACGAACAAACTTTTACTAATCTTACTCAGCAAGAGGTAGTAGACATATTACAAATAAGGGCTATTATGGAAAATGCAAGTGTAGAAATCCTAGAAATTAAAGAAATCCCAACCCAAATTAGGGAAGTATAACTATGGTATTATGTAAATCGGAAAATTCATTATTCACCAAATATAAAGAAAATGGCTAAGAAAGACAAGAAGAGCAAACCGGAATCTAAGACTCCGGAACTCACCAAGGCAAAGAAAGCTTTAGATGCTTACCTTAAAGAGAACAAGTTGGACCCGACTAAGGATTGGACCAAGGACAAGAAACATGGTAAGAAGGTTACAGAACTTGTAAATAAGCTCAACAAAGAACGGGACAAGGTAGCTGCTGCTTACCCAGAAGGTGACAAGGAGAATACCAAGAAATTGGTAAAACTCAGTAAAGAAAAAGGCAAGAAAGAGGAATCTGAAACCAAAGAGAAGAAGGAAAAGAAATCTGCCGGTAAAACTGCTACCAAATATGATTATCCTCTTATTGATGGCCGAGAAATGACTTCTGCCGAAAAAAAGAAATATCGTATGGAGCAAAGAAAGCTTGCTTCAGGAAAGACTCCCAAGGAACCGAAGGAAACCAAAGAGAAAAAGGAGAAGAAGGTAAAAGAAAAACCAGCTTCGGAAAAGAAAGAAAAGAAGGCCAAAGATAAAAAGAAGAAAAAGGCCGTAAAAGAAGAGGATTAATCCCTTTTATATAAGTATTCGTTAATAATGAAAAAAGGCCTGGCAATATTACTTTGTTCAGGCCTTTTTATTTACCCACACTTAATTATATATGGAACAAGAAGTATATAAACCAAAACTGAGAATCACTACACTATCAGAGAATGGTACCCCTTTATCAGATAGGTTAGTAGATGCTTATACTGAGATGAACTCAGGTCCAAAGGTACAGCATAAGGGTCCCGTAAGAGTAGAAGTAACTCTCACAAATAAACAAGATATAGATAACTTTAAAGAATACTTAGATAGGCTAACTGGAGTATTACCCGCTAAGACCCCAACTGCTGGTAGAGGAAGACCTGCAGGGACTACAATTAAAAATCTTGAATCACCAAGGGAGGATATTCTTGCAGATGTAGAGAAAATGGTTGAAGAAGGTAAAAGCCAACAGGAGATTATTAAATACCTAAGAGAATTAGGGTTTATATTTATCCTTACAGAGGACTTTCTTTATCACTTTCCCGGATTTGAATTCGATAAAAAGGATGTTGGAGAAGCAACCGACAATAAGCAATATCCCAATTCATTCTCCTGGATGGCAAGATGTATCAAACGAGCCAAAGATCCCAAGGCAGATAAATTTGATCCGATGGTCATCTTCGGTTTCAGCATTCTTGGTGGACCATCGAAAAAGATTATTCCGTACCTTTATAAAGAAAGGAGGAAACCATTAAGGGCTCAAGTGGGTAAGAATGTAATATCTTTCTCTCAAGCAGAATTTACTAAATTGCCCAAATATATGAGGGAAGATGAACGAATCAAGTTCTCTACAGAGCAAAGACAATTACTTCTTAATCCAGAGAAAAAGCCATCTAAATTCTTTATGCGATGGGTAGATGATGCTATATTCCCTGACTCAATCAAGGAAAAGATCGAGGAAATCAAGAACCGCTAACACTTACCTCAGTATTTATTGAAAAGATATTTTATATAAAATAATTTTGTATATTTGCATAAAGAAAAGTTTAATTATGGACAAAGAAACAAAAGACATTGTAAAACTCATCGCTGGTATTCAAATCGAATCACTAAACTCTTTGAAGGAGGATATTTCTAATGGGAATAATATTGCCCAAGACCTAATAAAGAAACTTCTTCAAATTGACAATGACGAGATTATAATGGCATTAGATGAACATATCGAATTATATACAGAGATTGAGAATACTCCTCAACTGATAAATATGCTAAGCGAATATCAGATGTTAGTATGCTCACACATATTATTCAGAATGGAAGATGAATGGGTACATAACAATTCCCAGGGAGTACTTGGTACTTGGGCAATTTTCCAGAAAGCCAATCTCAAATTTCACCCAGAATTAACACTTTTAAAAATTTAATACAGACATGGAGAAGAACGAATACTTAGAATCAGTAGAAATGAACACCGGGGTTGAAATGATTCCCTGCGAATCCTCTAACATTGAGGGCTTTGGTTACGACTCAAAGAAACAACAACTTTGGGTTGCTTTTAAAAATAACCGAGTATATCGCTATGATAAGGTACCTTATGAAATCTGCAATGGTTTACACCAATCAGAATCAAAAGGTAAATACTTAAACCATAATATCAAGGATAAGTTTAAAACTACCGGATATGAACTCAGAAACTAAATTCATATTGGGCCTGGTAACTCTGGGAGCAGTGGTTTACTTCATAGGTGAGAATAGAACTCATCCCATAGAAGTGAGCACTGCTCCTTCTCGTTTTGAAAGTCCAATAATTCGGTTGGATTATCTTTCGGATAGTTTAGGAATTAAACCCAAAGAAGAGAAAGAGAAACAATGGTATAAATATAGGGTAGAAATAGAGACGATTCCAGAAAATCAATTATATAAGATTGAGAAATCTGGATATCAGCAATATGAAATTTCTAGATTAGGTGAATCTTACTCTTATGTGACCTATGAATTTACATCAGATAAGGTAATGACTACCGAAGAAGCTTATGAATTCGTAAAAAGACATCCTGAAAAATGTACTCGTGTACCTAATACTAAAACCGAGAACATTTATGATAGATATAATGACGAATACGAAAACTATATTAATGACCCAGAGGACGAAATAAACTATCCTCCAGAGGTCTTTGACTTCCTAGCCGATTAACCTTAGCAAATATAAAAATTTATTTGATTTATTTTTGTATTAAAAATATTATTCTTATATTTGCATAAGAAATCAATTTACTAACATTTTTAATATAGACATTATGAAAAAGAATGAAAACAAGGTTACTAACCTTATCAGCAACAAGGTTGCAGAACAACTTGAAGGCATTAAGAATGCAAAGTCTACAACTTCTAAGGCTTCTAAAGAAAAGGCCAAAAAGACTAAAAAGGAATTGGTAGAAAATGCTCAAGAAGCTGCCAAATCTTTTGCCAATGCTAAATTGGTAGAACTTACCCCAAAGGAAAAGCCTGCCAAATCTAAAAAAGAACAGGTAGTCAAGGAGGTAAAAGAACAACAGAAACCTTCCATCATCGAACAAGTAATTTCCAATCGGGAAGTTAAATATGTATACCCTGCCGATGTAGTTGATACTCTTGCCCGGAAAAAATGGAGACAACAAACTCGCAATGAACTCCACAGATTGGAACTTGCCATGGCTCGTATCAAGGATTCTAACTCAAAGGAATTCAAGGCTGCGGCTAAGGCATACGAGGACTTTAAGAAAAAGGTTCTCAAACCAGAACAAGTTGCATAACCCTTTATTAACCAAGTGCCTGGGATAAATAACCTGGGCACTTTAATTCATACAAAATGGATTACACTATCTTCTCTGATAAGGAGATGCTTAAACAGGATAAAGAACTTGTCGAATTACATAAATGTTGTTGTAAGTCTTGGCTGGTTCAGCATTCACTTAAGCATTCTAAGATAAAGAAGTTCTTCATAGTTTATGATTGGTATATTAACCCTCATAACGTAAGGAGCTTCTTTTTTAGGCCTATACACATCTTTATTCAAGCATTGCTTTTAGGTCAACTTGATAATATATCCGATTACATAGATAATAACAAAAATGGAAAACGCAAAAAGAAACGAACCAGAAAAGTATAACGTACTTTACTGCAAAGGTAAGTACCAGTATAAATCCAAATATCCCCAGATTGATGCTAAACACAAAATTGTTTATTCAGGACCAGTAGAACCAATGGCACCAATCTGGGATAATATTTCGGATATACTTCGGAAGTCAGAAAGAATTTGTACTGAATCTCGTAGAGAATTAAAGAAGTTAGAAGAACGTTCACAGAACCAATTCTACTTCAAGAAGAATGGTATCACTCACATAATTATATACAAATGTTTGGGACAATAGTAAAAGACCTATATATAGGTAAATCGAAACTGATAATTAAATGTAATCAAAGAGAATTACCACAAACCACCTTAGTAATGGATGTATTACAACCTACAGGTTTTACTGGTAATATGCCAGATTATGGTACCTATGGTAATTTACTTACTACTGGTGAATTTGAAATAACCCCAATGATGCCTAAGCATAGGCTTTATGTTACTGGTATACCGAAAGGGGCAATCCTTGATAATTTTCGAATTAGAAGGGTTTATTGGTCCTCATACTATGAGGACGATATAAGGGGATATTTATTTCAGATAACCGATGAACATCCCAAGTTAATAATCACAAAGTAAAGTTATATGGAAGCAATAGATTATGTCAAGTTATTTAAACTCGACCAAGAGAATTATGATTTCAAAAGGGAAGAGTTTATATCCGAATTAGGTAAAGATTTTCTAGATTATTGCCAAACTACTACTATAGGTATAAATCCAAAGCATGGGTATATCTATTACTATCGGTTTAAGGAAATAATAAAGAATTTCGAAACTAAATTCTGGGCAATCTCGAAACTTAAGGTAGGGGAACCCTTTACTCAGAAATTATGGAATGCCTTTTTCGCTACGCAGGTAGTACCATTGAGGAAAAAATTATTCCCTGAGGTACAAAAGTTAATCGAAGAACAGAAGGGGATTATCCAAAATGACCCAAGGCCTAATAACCCTTACCGTAGTAAACAAGACAAAAAACCTTCGAATCCTAAAAAGGTAAAATATGGCAAAGGAAATCCTAGACCTTCATGGCAATAAATTTAAGGTAGGGGATTATAAACTTTGCCTTAAAATCCCAACAACGGGGAAAGGTAATTTGATATTCACCAGGGACTTAATCTCTGGTGAACCTTTTAATTTATCAGTGAATAAGAAAAAGTATAGGGGATATTTTTATAACCTATCTTTGAATTTGTATGTAAGATATGATTTAGAGTATAGAGGTTATGATGAAAGTTCCGATATCAGAAAATCTCATTTGTATGTCAGAAAAAAGAAATAAGATAGTAAGATTCCCAAGACCTATGGGGACTACAGCTATGGCATTAGAATATCAAAAGAATCCAGATGATAATCTTTTGATGAAGATACATAATTACATTATCAATCAATGGCTGATGGGTAATGGTGTATTATGTGGTATTACCTATGATATTAATACCTTCTCATACCGTATGGGCATAGATATTAATTACATACGTGTATTTATGAGGGATAGGCTATTAAGCTCTAGAATATGGGATAAAGATAAGGCAGAGGATTTATTGCAAGCTTTAATGGGAGAACAACTAGCATGGGCCTTGGAAGATCGTATGGAGATAGCCCATCAGGTTAACATCTTGAGAGAGTCTCAGGGTGGAAAATATGTACCTTTCATATCTTCTGAGTTAGGAAAAGCACTTAAATTAAAACTTGAATCTTCTACTTCACTTCAATCAATTGTACGTAATCTTACTGGAGGGAGCACTACTAATATATTTGCTCAATTTAATCAACAGAACAACGTGACTCAGCAAAATGCTATCACAGTTGAAGAGGCCCGTCAAATTGTATTGGAATCCCAAAGGGTAATGGATAAAACGGAAGAAGCTAAAATGTTAGAGTCAAGATATGACCTCAGTAGTTTACCAGAAGTTGTTGCTACTAAACAAGAGGGAGTAGATACCAGTAAGGAGGGGCTTAACTTGAATAAAGCTGAGCTAATGCAAATCACGGATGACTATAAGGGAGCAATGTCTTCATTCTCAAAAGAACATCATGAATTGAGGAGAGAGATAGAAATGAATATAGACCCAGATGAAGAAGATCCAGAACTTTATACTTACGAAGAAGAATTACCAGAAGAGGAAGACAATAGCTCTTTTGCATCTCAATTTCTCCGGAATAATAAGCTACCGTAGTTATATGGGATTATTGCATATTTAAAAAGAAAGAATTATATTTGCATATCAATTTTAAAATAGACAAAAAATATGGAAGTACAGACCAATTGTTACAAGAAAACCAAGATTAACAAGGTTAATCAAGGTACTTACTTTAAATTAAAGCCAACGGAAATTGCTCCGATATGGGTAAGAGATCATTATGATAGAAGTTCTCAATCTTATGCTTGCCATAAATATTATGACTCTAATCATGAAAAATTCTTCAAGGGAAATCGAGACATATACATTAACTTTATATTTTAATCACATGAGCTTATTTAAACGAAAAAGATGTTGCCGGGAACTCATTGCTATTAAGAATGGTAACTTGGTATTCAACTTAAACAACGATTATGTTAATACAGTTTATCATACTTTACGAGCAATGATAAGGAAATCTGGTATATTTAATGAAAACTTATATTTTGACCTATATAAGGAATATCAAAAACATTACGTTGTCTATGATGTAGTACCTTCCTTACTACAATATAAGGTACCCCTAATATTCTCGGGTAGATTTCCTGGAATCATCTTTGATAACCAGTTTACATTTGAAGAATTAGTACCTAATGCTTTAGTATATCACCAATTGCCAGATAAGTTCAAGTTACCCGAAAACTTAGAGAAAATCCTTTTGGAAGTAAGAAAAAGGGTATCTACTTATATAGACACCGAGGGTATATCGGATAATGACTACAGGAACTTAATTCGAATGAACTTCGTAAAACAGTGGGAAGTATTCAAAAAGGATCCTTCACTTATAGATTGCTATATGGATGCTCAATTGGGCATGCTACATATGTGGGCTAGAGTAGAGAATAAAACTATAGTAAAGAACATAATCGAAAGAACTCAAGATGAACTAGCTCAAGAGTTCTTATCTAAAAATGATACGTATGGAAAATAAAGAAAAATTCGCCTTTAGAAAGGTACCCATGAATCAGGATGTAGAAGTAGAGTTTATCAAACTTCTAACGGAGAATCAAGAAAAGTCAGATGAGAGTTTATTAATGGCTTTTAAGGATAAGATTACTTCGAATAAGGTGACTTGCCATGCTGACATGCTATCAAGAACTTCAAGTCTAATAATCTTTCAAACTTCTAAGTTCAGTAGATTGGCTTTAGAATATAGAGATTATGAGATTTGGGTGTTTAGTAAGGCTAAAACCCTAAACTTGAACAAAGAAGCAAACTGTTTATACGAAACATGGACATTAAATAGATTCCGGATATGATTAAAATGACTATGCTAAATGCCGAAACTATTCAAGATGAATGGTTACATGAGGCCTTAACAAAAGGCTTAAAGGAATGCGTAACTGCTCCAATCCTAACTTTGGACCCAACTAAGCCAGAACCCATAAAAAGAGCCGAAATGATAATCGAGAATTTTTCCAGGGAAGACTGCAAATGTATACCAACTTTAGTAGTACCCGGGAATCTAATTCAAATGTTACTACCCAAGGATGAGGTGCTTATCTCAATTATCTTTCAATACCGTGAGAAGAACACATATATTCAAGCTGTAATTCAAAAACTACACTACTATGAGCCAGACAACAAAGCGAATATGCAGGATAGCAGTAACACTGAGGCCTAATAAGGTCTATATAATTACTTTGGATCATTATATAGAGAATCTAGTTCCCCAAAGGTTAACGGGATATCTGATGCCTTTAGTCAGATACTATTGAGGATTTGATAGGGGTACTAAACTCGAATATGAAGAGTTCGGTGGATTTACCGAAGAGATAATTCATATTGGGTTTGAGATTTGGAAAGACCTTGGAGATGGAATCCTAGATCTTGATAAGGCTGAATGTTTAACACCCAGTGATGAAGCCCTAAAAGACCTTATCAACCAATTGAGAATCTATTATCAATCTCAAGAATTATCTCAGAAGATTGGGGAATCTATTAAAAAGATAATCAAAGAGGAATTAGAAAAGAAAAATCATGATTTGAATCGAGTTGGCTATGCTGCTTTATGCTCTTCTGCTCCATATATCCTTGAGGATGCTTGCAATTATGCCAAGAACACATTGGTTCTCTAAATTTGAAAGGCAGTCTAATCCACTGCCTTTCATAGCGTGTACACATCCTCAGCCTCCCTAAAAATAAATTAGATATATTTTTCTATAAAAATAAAAATACTTATATTTGCATATCAATTTTAAAATAGACAAAAATATGAAAACGAACTCAGTAACTTACCATCAGGCAGACGAACTAACTAAGGTAGTTCGCAATTTCTTAGAAAAGAAATCTACATTTGAACTTGACTCCGATGAAAAGGGTCATCTCTTAAATCTTCTAATGGGACTTCTCATTCAACTGGAAGAGGATTACAAACTCAATTGCTTGGATATAAACCAGGTACAAATTTATGATACTACCTATTATTCTTTCATTTTCGAATCAATGATAACTGCAGATACCAATCCCTATAAGGGTCAACTGGCAGATGCTGCAGTTCAATTTATGAATGACTTTACTGATAATGATGGTATGTTCATATCATTTAATCAACTCGATAGAAACAACTGGATTTTCCAACTTAATTTCTCAATATCATGACAAAGTATAACGTTAGTCCATTAGTTGCCCAGGAGATCGAAATCTCCACGGGCACTATTATTAGTGCTACCTGGTGCAGATACTTTATTTCAATCACCTTACACCAATGCTATATAGAAGCAACATGGAAAACCCGTCCCAGAAGTAATTTAGACGGGCATAAAGAAACTTTTAACTCTTTACAGGAGTATCTAGATTGGTTTGCTAATCTTAAGAAAACTTACGGAAGGAGAATCTCTCGTAAACGAATGGTATATGCTGCATACGATGAAATAACTCGTACATTCACTTACAAGCCGTACGAGAACTGGGCTACTAGACGTTCTAAAGAGAAATTAAATAAGCCAAATAATGAACCGTTATTGGCCGATGAGTTATATTAATTCCTAAATCCATTAATGTATCTCCCAGGGAGTTCAGAAACACCAACATCTGGGCTCCCTTTATTGCAATTATTATTGCAGGAATAAAATATTATTCTTATATTTGCATAAGAGAAAAATAAATAATAATTATTAACCGACCTCGAACAGGGTCACAAAACTTATTTCTTATGACAACTATTAACGAAATCTCAAATCACATTATGGGTTACTTTGATGGAACTCTTGATGCTTTTGGTTACACTGCTCAATCAATTAACGAAATCTCAAATCCGGATGAATCCTATATGGGAACTCTTAATCTCCAATTCCAGGATTATCCCATAGACGATGACGAAAAGGAAGAAACTTACTGCAGAGAATCCGATGCTTTTGAACGAGTAGTTCTTAGTTACATTAACGGATTGCTTCAAAAAGAATATCAGCATCATCCTGGTGGTCAACTAAAAGAACTCAACAATAACCATCATTATATGGCAAATGCTAGCGGAGATACTATCCAGGTACATTTCAATGACACATCCCTTTTCATTATAATTACCATGACAGGGCAATATTAACAAAAAACCTCTGGGAGGCACTCAAAACACCTCCCAGAACCTCTTTATTTATAAAAATAAAAGTAATTATAGAAACAAGTTTAGAAATAATTTTGTATATTTGCATAAGAAATCAATTTACTAACATTTTTAATATAGACATTATGAAAGAATTAAAAAATTTAGATGCCATCCGAGAACTGCTTGCTTCTCATCCTTTTTACACTTATGATTACACCGATGGTATTCACATTAACGAGGATAACTCTAATTCAATCTATTCAATCGACTTAGACAATGATCCTCTTGCTGCCTATATCTCTGGGTATATCATCACTTATACTTCAGAGGAAGCTCTTTTCGAAAATCTAAAGGAAAACATCATCTCCCACATGGATTTAACAAAAGGTGCCGACGACCAATACTATGATTATTCTCCTTCACAGGTAGAGGCTATCCTATTCGGAGTTCCCCAATTATCCCCAGAACATCAGGATTACATTATAACTGGACTCAAAAAACATCTCCGGGAATTTATCCAAGATGAGGAACAAGACGATGACATGATATCCCAATACACCAACATTTATAATGCTATCGAAAAATGGGAATCAGATCATAGAGAAACAGAAATCTTTCAACAACTTGCGGTATCAGAATTGCTTAACCAATTAAACAAATAATCACTATGGTAAACCTATATAAATTACTCAACGTACTGGAACAGGGCATGTCCTTGTTCCAACTCAATAAATGGAAAACCGAAGGCATCTGGTATCCTATTACTCAATACAAAAAGGAATCAGACGAAATTCAGGTAGTAACCAATTTATTTATTCCGGAACAAAAGGAATATCACATTCAACTTTCTGGAAATTATCCCGAAGAATCAGAAGCCTGGAACAAGTTTCTAGAGGAAAACCAATGGAAAATCTACCCATTACTTGCAAACATAATGCAAGTCTTCTTGCCCACAGGGAACTACCAATTATTCTATACTCGATATCCACAAGGATTCATATCCATAATCGCTAAGCCCCATGATAAGTAAAGAACTCAAATCACAATTAAGTATTCTCAAGGAAACTAACCCAGAATATATTCAAACCCTAAAGGATGCCGTAACGGCATCCTATAAGGCAGAACTTCAGGCAATCAAACCCAGTTCTACCGAAGAAGAGGAACAACTCAATATCGAACTCAAGGACATAGTATTAAAAATACTATTTGGGCCTTTCTATAACTATTTCGTATCAGAATACGTAGTATCAGATACTATATGGGAAGAACAGGATAAACTAATCGAGGACTTATATTATTACTTCAAACCATGACACCGTATATTCAACAACAACTTAAAAAGCTATGCGATAATCCAAATTGGTATGACGATATGCTCATCTCATGGGATAAAAACCCAAGAAATCAAAGGGAAGCTATCTATAACTACCTTTCTCATGTACAACTAAATGGGTTATTAGAAAACACTCAGATAGTTTTTACATTCATAGATGGCGACATGAAACCAGCTTTTTATTTCGAAATTCCCAGTATAAGATACCAATCGATATCTTATACTGGGAATCCTCGATGAAGCAGGTTATTCTCATTGCTGCCTATTAGTCCAACCAAAACAAATGTTTAACCCTCAACTCAATTAACATCATGAAACTAACAATAACAACTCTAGTAATCATTGAGGATACTACAGATTTGTCTGTACCTGAGATAAGTATATGCTATCATTCATTCTTTGAAGACATAGAGAAGGCTAAAAAGGAAATCATAGATGACGTAAATCAGGTATATGCTCCAGGTGTAAAGTTCGAAACTATTGAACAAATCCAAGAATACTTCGATTATGTTCATCTCGAATCCCAAGAGATAAAACTTATTAGTACAACCACTGCTATAAACCAAATCTAATATGGAACCAATCATAACAGTAAACGATTATCCAATCGGATGGGAATGGCTAGCCAATGTACCTCTAGAAGACTTTAACTGGCTCATAGACATATTTGCTACGATGACCGATAATACAGATACTTATGACTTTGTATTTTATGAAGATTCAGAAACCTTACCAGGACATCTGAAGAGGATATGCTCAGTAGACAAGATATCCTTAGCTAACTTCCTAAACGAGGACCAAGGCTATAAATCGGGTATATCAATGTACGGTCACTACATAGCATGCAAATGCCTTGACATATCCTCAGAAGAGGAATACATGAATCAATTAACCGATATAAGAATCCTAACTAATGAACTAGAGCCATGCTAACAAAGGGAAAATTCCTGGTATCTTTCGAGGTACCAGGACACACTAAAGACTACACAGAGGGTTTCACCGAGGAAATGGTAATCCCCTACAGAACTGAGGAACTAAATCCATATCTAAGGTACCCCAACCAAGAGATAAACAAAAACCACCTCCACTCAGAACACATAAGATTACAAATAAGAGATATACTACAGATACCCCTAACAGATATAACCATAATCGATATAATATCACTACCATGAACATCCTCTATCACATAATCCGAATAATCCTATCCGTAGTCACCATCCTAACCCTCATACGCAATGAGAAAATATACCAAGCCCACAAGCATACCCACCCAACAAACAAAATAAGGTATATCATCTCACAGCTAATAATCCTAACCCTATACACCTCATCACTAATCCTGGTATCCTATACATATAGGATTATACTAAGGTACATAATATAATACCTATCCCATCTATAACCAATATACCATCTACTAATATAATAATACTCTAATACATATATCAAGGTACCTCGCCGGGGGTATTTGCCTTTGGTGAACCAGGTATGGGTACCTACCTACCACTATACTATATAGCTCTCTAGCTCTACTACCCCACACTTTAAAGGCAATCACAAAAAGGCTAAAAAGGTACACAAAATCCGACCATTAGGGGCCCCTAATTTGCCTTATCCGAATTACCTTACCAAGCACTATTATATAATACATACTAATTAAAAATTCAAGGTAATATGAAACACAGAACCCACAAAGATTTCCCATCTTACCGATTCTATTCAGATGGTAGGATAATGAACAAAACAACCAATCATTTCATAAAGGTAAAGAGACATATGAAACTAATCGATGCTAAAGGTAAACGTAGAAGCATTACCGTTCAGAAATACTTTGCTCAGTTATTTCCTAACTTATATGCTTGGGAAGATCTAAGAGGTAAACCTAAACCTACCTATACCCCTATTAAGGTTAGTGATAGGAAACGTAGGAAATATAATCCTAAGTTCATTAAGGCTCTTCAGCAAGAGGCAAATTATAAAACTTGGGATGAATTATGTAAGGCCTATAATATACCGATGGGTAGTATAGGTTATTTATTAAAGAAAGGTAAGGATAACCCCAATGGTCAGGTAATAATTAATATTGAAAAGGTAATTATAAAGGGATAGGTAATAATGTCCTAGAGCTTTATGCAGTAATTTGCTTAGTATTTATATTAGCATTATTTGTAAAGCTCTAGGACAATTTTGTGATTAGGTAATCTCCATTAATGGCCCCTGGGGATTTTAGAGGGATAAAGGCAATCTAACCTTCAAGGCTCTTAGGTACCTCATAAGGCAATTAGGGTTATTGCATATATAATATATTATTTTTATATTTGCATTGTAATAATAACATTTTAAATAATAGACGTATGAAAACAATTAATCAAATTTCAAATCTCATCATTCTTACCTTAGTAAATTACGCTAGGGATTATCCATGGGCATCTTACATTGCCAATTCACTTTCACAATTCGATTTGATATTGCCAGAACTAATGCAATCGAAAGCTAAGGAAATATCTATCTACCTTAACACAGATGATTGCCTTATGGAATTCTCATCCGAAATCCCTGACCCAGAGGAAATTGAACCCGACTTTACCTTCAACATCGAGTATATAAACTTTCAGGCATACTTCGATTAATACCTTAACCCAGGCCTAACTTAGGTACCTGGGTTTTTACTTACGCTAACTTAGTAAGCCCTTATAGGCTATCCTAATCTCTATAGGCTTACCATAGTCCCTATATGGCCCTATTTCAATAAGGGCCAAGGGGTTTTATAGAGGGATATATCCCAAGGGCCTTAATTCTTTATCACCTTAGTCCATTAATGGCCTTATCAATATACAGATATATAACACACTTCCTAGAGGACAGGCATAGGCCATATAGGAATATCCTTATACATATCATATATGCCCACTACAAGGCGTGCGAAGATTCCCCTTGTGAACCCCCAAAATTAAGTGCAAAAATTAAGTCCTTTTTAGGGTGCAATAAATTTTTGAATTTATAGATTTTTCACAAAAAATAATTTTGAAAATAAAAATATTCATTTTCTCAAAAATTTTTCTTGAAAATGTTTGTAGATTAAAATAAAGTCCGTATCTTTGCAATGTCGAAAAGATAAAGCGATATTTGAATGAATTTTTAATTAAAACTTTTTAAGAAATTATTTCTCTAAAAATTTTGCTAATTAAAAAATAGTTCTTATCTTTGCAATACAGAAATAAAACAAACCTTATTAGATAGTTTAATAAGTCTTGAATATCTATCAAAAAGGTTATAAAATAATAATAATAAAATATTCAAGCGTTTTTATTATGAAAGATCAAATTAACAAAGTGAGTGTAGAAAAAGCAGTAGCAAACAGCAAAGCAAATAGTTTAATTGCTTTAGACGTTTTAAAGAGTGTCAAAGAAAAAAATCAAGGACTTTTTAAAACAGCTTTAGGGACAAAAACAGAAATTTATAAAAAAGAACTGTTTTTGGGAGCAAACGAAAAGCAAATCAAATCTTTACGAAAAAAGTTTAGAAACGTAACTTTCAATTTTCTTTCAACTATTGCTAACAATGCAGATAAAAAACTGATTGAGGGCTTTATAGACTTTTATAAACAAGTCTATGTTTTAAATGATTTTTCTTTTTCTTCGATTGCAAGCGAAAACACAAAAGAAGAAAAGAAAAAGATATTAATAAAAGGTCTCGAAATTGTGAAAAAATCAATTAAATAAAGTATTAATCAGATAGGGAGTAAATTACTCCCTATTACAAATTATAATAATATGGTAGTATTATATGTGTTTGTTGCTTTTATAATTTTGCTTTTCGTTTTTCTTTATATAATTACTTTGTTTTTAAATTGGAATAATTTTGTAATTAGTGGAGTAGACGAGTACGAAAATTTAGAAAATGTTTATTATATTATTATTGATAAAGAATTTTGCAAAGAAACAAATAGAAAAGGTTTAGATATTAATGTTTATACTTTTATTCTTTTTTGTTTCCAAAATACAGAAATTTGCAGAACTAAAATAATTAGATTACTCTTTAAACAATTTGTAATTAAAGACTAAAGAAAGCGCAAAGGGACAAATAATAAAACTTTGTCCCTTACTTTTTATTTTCAAATGTTAAATTTAACGTAACCGTACTCCCCTTTTAGTACCACAACTTTCGAAGCTTTCGCATTAAGGGGTACCTTGAAGGCAAATTACATATTTTACTACCCCACAAAAATCACTCCTCGTATTAAGGGCATATCTAGATATCCCACACCACACATGCTCACAAAACACACAAAGAAGCCAGAGACCTAATATCCCTGGCAACCATCCTATAGAATACTCCTCAATAAATCCTTAGTCCTATCTCTACCAAGAACTCCCCGAGTCTTACGACCCTTCTTCTCATAAAAGAAAACATACCATATTTGAAGGTCCCTTAACCACCATCTCTTAACTTCACCATACCCATCAAAATATCTTTCAATACAATTCATATCCAACTGGGTAATCCAAATCTGATACCAAACCCTATTACCCTCTCTGCATTTAAGAATCCTCTTATTGCCTTCATCCTTTAATACTTGTACCTTAATGGTACCTGCCATATACCAATTTTTCATATACTAATCCTTTCCAAATTATATAATATCATAGACTTCGGATTATCCCTTTGGTATTGGCGATATCAAAGTTCTTTCTATAAACCAAAAAGAAAAAATAACAATGAGTACTATAACTAAAACTTTTAAATTACCCTCGGGGGGGGACTTTCTATTACCTCCTCGAATCTTATAAGAGAAAACTGATAAATGAGGATCTGTCAGAAGAAATAGGAGTAAGCTTCACAGGCGACTATTCTAACCTTAGCTGGTTTACTACTTCCCTGATAGAGGTCACAGATTGGGGAACTGCCAACCAGCTTGGAGTCACCGAATTGGGATATTACGTAAAAGCAGTATGCCAAGAAAATACTACAAGCTCTGAGAGAAATGCTAGCAATAGATTTACTCAATCCGAATCGGGTAATATAATCTATGTTGGCTTCACTCAAGCAGCAGGTGCTCAAAAGCTAGTACTGAATGTACAAACTATGTTGGCTTCTAATGTAGATCGATGCTTTGTATGGGTAGGCTATGAGGATGGTACTGGAGATAATACTACCAAGGACCTCACCTATGATATTCATAGTAAGTATAGGTATTCCCCCTGGTCTACAGCAAACGATGGAATAGTAGTTGGTCCAAATGTACAATATAAAGATGATGCCTGGGTTGCAGATCGACCCGGGATTAAGATACCTGGTAATACCTATGTAATGGTTGCAGACTTCAATTACCCGAGTCCACAGACTATCTATAGTGTCGATATAAACTTCTTCGATCGTTCAGACAATATGACCATCGTAGATCTTCTAGACATATATCCCCAAATCTCAAGAAGAGCAAATTGGAATTTATTCATCGAATAACTAATCTAATATTTAAAGTGATTATGGAAGAAAAAACAGAATTCAGAATCAGTAGTAGGGGTGGTGAAAGATCTACCCAAGATGTATATGCAGAAATAAGAAAGGGAAACTCTGAGAGATGGACAATACAATCTCAAAAGAGTAAGTATGTAAATGGCAAATTGTCCGGGGTTATTGGAGTTGGTTATTCTGCTAGCATCAATAATACCTCGGATTATCTTCTGGAGGAAGACAAGAGTAACAATTGTATTCAGATTACTGCACAATATGACGGTACTTCTGGGCTTTGTGTACTTACACAAAATGAATCTGGTAATAAAATAAATCTTAAGATTACTACTCCCGAAGAAAAAGAATACTGGGAAATACGTTTTAATCCTATAACCCTCAATGGAATAGACACAAATGTTTTTTTTTATACTACCACCAATATTAGTGGCGAAAATGGATCTATGGCTAATGGTAACCCATATAAGAATTGGATAGTAAATCAAAATAGATATGCT